AGACATAGCTCTATTACCTATTTCTCTTATTCTTTCGAGTTCTGCGGGATCTTCAGATCCATACGGGTTCATACTTTCAGACAGCATATCCTCGGGATATCTTTGGATAGCCCTGTTGTATTCATTCTGAGCTAACCAGTCAGCTCCGGGTGCTGCACCGAGGTATCCACCCCCAAGAGCTCCAGCCAGTCCGCCTATTCCTGCTCCGATAAGAGCATTGCGATTTAGGTCATCCCTTGATGCTCCGGCCACTCTTGACCCTATAGCTCCGGAAAGTCCACCTAGTAAACCTCCAGCTGCTAAACCAAGTGCTCCACCGAATAATCCACCTGCTACTCTACCCCCTGTTGAAGGAGTATTGCTGATACCCATTTGATTATTTATAAAGTCCTGGCCTCCTGGGTAATTTTCAAGTGCAGGAACTAAGGCTGATCCCATATTAACATTTCTAGGCAATCCCATAAGAGCTCCTCCTACTGGGTTGCTCTGAAACTGACTTGAGAACTGAGGCTGTGCATCGTCTAGGAAACCCATGTGGTACCCTGATTTTCCCTGGTTCTGGGCATACATTGCCTGCATATCTTCCCTAAGCTGTCTAGCATTACGTTCCAACGGTATAAGTTCCCCGTCTTCAAACGGGTTACTGGCCGCATGGTCGAATATATAGGCGTTACCCTGAGCGTCTTCTACTATAAAATCACCAGTCATTGTCTGCCCTACTACCATATACTGCTGTCCTTCTGGTACCAGACTCTGGTACTCCGCCGGTAAAGGTACTGAATTTCTATACATTGAATCCGTAGCAGGATCCAACTCGTATCTCATTGCATCAGCTGCAAGTTTGTCGAGGTAAGGATTGTAACCATTATAAGCTGCCATCTTACTTGGTGCTACTGATGCAACACCCTGAGGGTAAGCTTGACTGAAATCTGATGCAAACTCAGACATAGCAGGTGCTCCATAGTACCCAAGACCTGCTCCGCCTACTCCGCCAACTAATGCACCAATGAGAGCTTCACGTTTCATCCTATCTTTAGCGCCAAAAGCACTGAAAAGATTAGTCATTGAACCTCTTCCATGCATCATTCCTGCCATTCCACCCACGGTAGCTCCCATTAGTCCGCCCATTCCGGCACCAAAATAACGGGTCTTATCGATCATAGCCTGTCTAAGAGCTTCCTGATCGGGGGATGGAGTTAGATACACGCTTGGATCCAACGATATTTGAACTCTTTGAGGGTCCATTTCCGCTGTTTTGTCTCTATTAAGTGCTTCTGCCTGCTGTGCTTTATACTGAAGAAACGGCATTCCACCGTTCCAATTTTGGGTTTTGGTAGTAGTGTCTAAGAATTTCTTCTTAGATCTCGTAAGATTGGCGTTCACACTTCCTTCTCCCCCGATAGAGGTGTCTTTTTTCTTATCAATACCTTCGGAAGTTGCTCCTGGTTTCTTACCTGCTGATCCTCCGGTTAATCCTTGGACCAACGTATTAGTTACCTTTGTCTCTCTAGCCTGCTTTTTCTTATCTATCTTATCAACCTCCTCATCTGTTTTTTTATGAGACCCGCTAGCTCTAGCCGCAATAGCAGCATAATCAAATGCTGCCCGCTTATCCATCAACTTCTGCATTTTGTACTGAAGAAAAGGCATTCCACCATTCCAGTTTTGGGTCTTATCAGAAAAAAACTCTAGTTTACGATCCTTAGGAAACTTATCTAAAGTAACAGGTTTATCTTTACTATGCTTAGCATCTGCATCCGGGGTAGGGTAAGCTGGTTTTTTGGATGCATTAAGCCTAGCTTCTGCATCCTTAAGAAGCTTCCTTTGACGCGCATTATTACCATTCTCATCGACCTCTTCATCTATAACCCCATCTTTCCCCAGGACTCCTTTAGAAGAATAGTCCGCAGCCCTCTTATCCATCAACTTCTTCATTTTGTACTGTAGAAATAAAGACATAATAACCCCCTATTGTAAAAATAAAAAAACTTATACTTGAAAAGTATAGATAAAAATGTTTAGGAGGTCAAGAAATAAAAGTTAGAGGGAGTATCTACTACCATTTAAAAGGTGGGGAAATAACATCTCGTAAAGCGCGTTGGAGAGCATAATATGTGTCTACCTTAGTACCAACTGGCATAGTATCCATTACATAATGTAACGGGCCAAGCTCTCCATGAGACTTAAATCTCGGCATACTATCCATTATCCTAGACCCTATTTTAGGATATTTGTCTATAATCCCTTTAAGATCTAGCGCTAAATTTTCTCTGAATCTATGCATTGGAGGATGAAATTTACCTAAACCCTTACGCTCTAATACAGCACCTATTAACATATTACTTATGGCTACTTTATCAACATAAGGATTATATCCTCTTGAAGATCCTAAAACATCGCCCCCGGCGAGGCCGGCAGCAGTACCACCAGTGAGGCCACCCAAACCTGCACCAATAGCCATCCTTGCCATGCCCCCTTTTTTGCCGAGCGCTCCTAGAGCAGCGCCAGCTATTCCACCTAGGGCTGAACCCCCGGCAGCGAAATAAGGATTCACAAGACGTTGTTCTTCTGCAAGAAGCGCTTGATTTAGAAGCTTATTTCCGTAATAACCAGCAACACCACCTGTAATACCTCCAAGACCCGCGCCCACAGCTGGCCCGTAAAGCATACCTGCTCCAGCTCCCATTCCAGCTCCCAGTCCTGCACCCAAAGCAAGTGACCCGCCAGGTGTCAAATACCAAGGCAGTCTAGGTTCCGGTTTGAATTTATTATACAAATTATCTACCCCATACATAAGTCCACCGGCGCCTCCGGCACCCAATAGACTTGCAAGGGCCATATTTCTGAAGTTCATGTTCATCGCTATTTTATCACGATAGTTCATATCGTCCTCCTACTAAAAGGGGGCCGAAGCCCCCAACACACACCAACACGCCCTTATCCTAAATATTTTTTCCACTGTTCTTGGAGATACGGTAAAGCTGTTTCTCTAGCCCAAGGAGTTGCTGCATAGCCCCCATAAGCACCGAGACCGGCACCTATAAGTCCGCCTGCATCACCGAATAGTCTCTGACCAAGCATATTACCAGCAGTAAGGCCTACGCCTCCGCCCATAAGCTGTTGATTATGAGGATCCATGTACCAAGGTTGAGAAGCGGCTATTTTATCCATGTAAGGATTGTAGCTGTTGTAAGAAGCATTTTTAATACCTCCCATATCACCTATTACCATTGGTGTTGGGTAAGCTCTTCTATAAGTATGGTAAGCATCCATAAGCCAAGGCATACCGAAATACCCAGCTGCTCCACCACCCAAGGCCCCTATAATTGCATTCCTTTTTAAGGCGTCTCTGTCCCAAGGGTCTGAAAGTCCTGCACCTATCTGAGCTCCTAGCCCAAGGCCTCCCAAAACTCCTAAGGTGCGTGTGAAAGGCATTGCTGCCTCTCTTGCTACTGCAACGTTATTGGTAGGAACAACTTCTCCGGCAGCTATTTTATCCATGTAAGGATTGTAACCGTAGTAAGAAGACGTTATATCTCTTACCTGGTCAAGACCGGTGTAATCACCAGTAAGACCTGCTATTGGTGCTCCAATAAGTCCACCAGTACCAGCCAATGCTCCTAGTGCCGCACGATTAGACCCCGGATTAAGTAGTGCACCTCTGAGACCTATACCAGCTCCTAATCCACCTAAGGCTCCTATAGCGCCACCTCTTAAAGCTCCGCCGCCTATTCCTCTACCGATCATTCCCGGAAATCCACCCAGTACTTCTCTTTCTGCTTCTGAGGCTCTGATATAATCGTAGATAGATCCAACACCGCCGAATCCGCCACCGGTTACGGCGCCTAAGCCCCCTAATCCTGCTACAGGCTTAGCTGCGTAGCCGATGCCTGCTCCTACTCTTCTTAAAGGATCTACTAGAGAACCTCTCATCAAGTCAGTAGCACCCTGGCCCATTGTTCCATCAAAAGCCTTAAAACCTTCCCCAACTCCTTTAGCTAAGTTTTTAGCCTGGCCGGGAAGTCTTCCTGCGGCATTTGCAACCGCCTTAGCTATATTTCTAGCAGCCTCTACTTTAGAGGCCGCTATTTTATCTGTGTAATAGGGGTACATTAGAGCCTCCCTTATCTGAAATTTCTGTAGTAGTAAGGAGGGTAGTATCCTCTGAAAGCCTGTTTCTTGTCAGCTGTTCTGTTGGCTGGTTTAGGTCCTTGGTTTCCAGATAAGCCATAACCTATCCTATCAAACCCCTTTCCTACTTCGTCATACGCGTTGCCGAAACTCTGTCCAGCCTGTCCCATCTGATTACCGAAGTTATCAGCGTACTGACCTACTGCATCAACACCTCTTCCTACTGCTGCCATCCCCTGATCAGCTGCATTACCCCAGTAGTTTCCTACTGACTGAGCAACATTCTGTCCACCCTGATAAGCCTGTCTACCAGCTTCTTTAAACTGAGGTACTCCAGGAATATTGTCAGCTGCGGCCCAAGCTCTTCCCGGCATTTTCATCATTTCTTCTTTACCTCGTGCAAGGTCATTCATAGTATCGTTACCAAACTTACCTACAGCCCTAGCACCGCTACGGACTGCATTCTCTGCATTTATAGCCTGCTGTCCGCCCCATTCGTTTGCAGCCTGTGCACCTCTACCTACTGCAGCAGTTCCTCTATTCCAAGCATTCTCTGCATTTATAGCCTGCTGTCCGCCCCATTCGTTTGCAGCCTGTGCACCTCTACTTACAGCATTTCCAACCTGACTAGCTTTATTTCCCCAGTAGTTACCTACGGTATTAGCAGTATCTGCTACTGCGCTGCCAACCTGGTTAACTTTATTTCCCCAGTAGTTACCTATTGAGTCGCCAATCTGGCCAAAACCTTCTCTTGCACTGCTTGCTGCATTGCTAAAGTTGTCCATCCAGTCAGCTGCTCTTTTGTCGTACACCGGGTATCCATAAGGATTGTACATATTGTTGTAAGCAGCTACTTTATCAAAATACGGATTGTACCCTGCATTATAAGCAGCTACTTTATCAACTTCGTTATGCAACCAAGCTGGATTAATACCGTAGTATGCAGCTATTGCATCTACTTCCTGGTTAGCAGCGTTCTGTTCAATCATAGCCATTTCTTCAGGTGAAGGCTGTCCTTGAGGCTGTCCACCCTGCATAGCCATCTGCTGTTCAATCATAGCCATTTCTTCCGGTGAAGGCTGTCCCTGAGGCATTACGCCCATCTGTCCACCCATAGCAGCTTCAACTGCCTGAGCTTCTTCAACGATAGCTCCTACAGCTGCCTGAATTATTTCTGGTTCAATACCTTCCTGTTCAAGGACTTGGACTTTCTGTTCTGGGGGAAGATCTGATCCGAGCACCTGCTCAGTTATCATAAGGTCTTCCTGAATCTTCTGGTCCATTCCCGGATCCATTCCAGGTTGTCCACCCTGCATAGCCATCTGCTGTTCCATCATTGCCATTTCTTCAGGTGAAGGCTGGCCCTGAGGCATTCCGCCCTGAGGAGGCATTCCACCCTGTTCTTTAGCGATCTGATCTGCAGCCGCCATTTTATCGTAAAGCCAATTCATACCATTTGCTCCATTGTATGCGCTCTGTTTTACAACATAGCCATTTTCTCCCAGAAAAGCCTGCAACTGAGCCTTAACAGACTCAAGTTCCATTCTATTTACACCAGGAATATTCTGCTTGAGGATTTCCTCGATCTCTTCGATCTTTGCAGCTGCTGCTGCTATGGGGTCCTGAAGCATTTCATTACCGTAGTACCCGGCAAGTCCGCCGGCAAGTCCGCCACCAAGGGCTCCCATTCCAGCACTCCCCCAATCACCGCCCATAAGGCCCCCAGCAAGTCCGCCGCCTAGTGCGCCAATACCTGCACCGAGTCCTGTTGTTCCAGCCTGTGAAAGATACCAAGGATCTCCTTCAGCCGCTCTTTTGTCTACCTGAGATGGATCGACCCCCTGTCTCTCAAGTTCCTTTCTTCTCTTGTAATCTAAAACGCTCATGTGAATTACCTCCTAGGTTATCTTAAAAAAAACAATTAACAAACAATATACGGTAACAGGATACACTCTATATAATCTTTTTGCAAATTTTTATTTCTCAGAGTCGTCTCCACTATTAGGGTCCAATCTCCATATAGTCCTGGAGTTAAAGTCTCCAGGTATTACTATAGAACTCAAGTCCACGAAGAACCCTTTCCCATTCATCATAAAAACTGGGATGCCATCTACTATAGAACCTACAAGTCCGGAAAGGTGCGAACATCTTTCTTCGGTTCTACGGGCATGTTTACCACAATAAGAGCAGTACTCACCTGATTCAGGTGGAAGTTCCGGAGAACATATTCTGTAACCCATGCTACACATTAGTGCCTTGTTCTTACGAATCCTGTTACATTCACTTAATGCCTTATTCCAGTAATATATAGCGAGTACTTCGACTCGTTTGTACTTTTCGTTCCATATAGCTTTAAGGATTCCTCCTATAGCTTTATCCGGAGTCTGGTATTGATGATTTTTAGATATCATCGCTTTGGTCTCGAAAGACCGATGAGTTACAGGGAGTGTTGCGTCCTGTTTTATCTTAAAAAAAGGTTTTGAGTAAAGAGCGTCCCCATTATCGTTAGGACCAAACTGTTCCCAGGGAGTAGCTGCTAGTATTAGAACTACTTCATCTCTCGGATGCTGTTTTGCTTCTTTACCTATCCTTTCATATTCAGCTATAACCTTTTTATCTTCTTCATCCATTGTTGAAGCGAGCTTGTCTCTCGTAGAGTCATCAAGGAGACGATACAGAGGGCTGTTTATGAATTTAACGTTCCTATCTTTATTAAACTTATTGCCCGACATACTGACCTCCTAAAGCCCCGTTCTGTTTTAATGCACTGACTGTATTTGCAAGATCCCTATCAAAATAATCATTCTGAGCAGAGTAAGTCATCTGATCTCTCATTAACTGCATGGAGTCATCCAATTGACTTCTTCCTGCAGACCTTCCACCTAAATAACCAGCACCAGCTCCTACTCCAAGAGCAAGACCAATAGGTGCTGAGTACGCTAAATATTTTCTTATCTTAGCATTCCTATCCGCTTTAGCCTGCATATCTGCTAACGCAGGACTTGCCAAACTATAAGCTCCTGTTCCAAGAGCAGTCAGACCAAGACCTGCTGCTAAACCCTTATAAACATTAGGGTTTATAGCTGCCTTCTTATCAAAAATCTCGTTAAGTACAGCTCTTCTTACCAAGCTAATACTTAGCGACGCTGTTTTTTCTTTAATGACTAAATTAAGCGGATCGATATTATCTGTGTTATGAAGATCCGGTATATCAAATTTGAGGGCTTCTGATGGGATATCCCCTAATCCTGACCCTCCAAGTAGTTCCATCTTCTGAGCATACTCATTACGAAGATTCTCTACCTCCTGCTCCATACCACGAAAAAGATGTGGCGCTGTGAACCCACGGAGTCGTTCCATAGGTGTTCCTGATATTCTAGAACCAAGTCCGTTATAGTACCTTCCCAGTCCATAACCACCTAATGCTCCAAGTGCTCCTGCTCCTATTGCTGCTGGGTAATTATTTTTTAAACCTGTCCAGGCACTTTCCATTAGACTTGGGTTATTTACTGCGTCATAATAACGATAGCCTCCATAGGCTCCTAAACCCAAAAGGGGTGCGGCGCCTAAGGCTAGCCCTTTAAGACCACCTGGTATGTTCATACTAACCCCCTAGTTTTGTAGACGGAACTGAGCATCCACCAAGTTTTTAACATACATAGGATCAAGCGCTTCTGACTGAGTAACCAAGGCATTCTGTATAGCGGGAAGAGCTGCATGAGGCGCCTTACGAATTACATCCGGAGCCAGCTCTGCTACCTCACGATAAATTCTACGGGCATTGTCAACTCCTATTGCCTGAACATTGGGGTCGTTAACAAGTTCATCGAACTTTCCTTCTCTTTGGTACTTCTTGTAAAGATTTCCAGGAGTGTCCATAAGACCCCCTCCCAATGACTGGGCTCTTTCAGCGAAGATATCGTAAGGAAGATCGAACATTCCCTTTAGGAGCTGTTCCTGACCTCTAGCATATCTAACGTCGCCAATATGCTGCCCATACATTCTTGCCTGACCCATAGCTTCCCATGAAGGCTTACGAATAGTTTTGAATCTCTCTTTCATAATATCCAGGCCCATATCCATTACTGGAAGAGCGACGGCTAACGCACCCGCCCCAATAAGACCTCTTTTCAGCAGTGTTTCTACTGGCATTGTCAATGGCATGAAAACCTCCTTTACAAAAAAAACTAAATTAAGGATACTACGTTAAGCACCTTTTCGCAAGTTATTTGTAATTTCTTACTTTTCTGTAAAAACACCATACAGTACTCTCGTATCCCTCTCCACTTTTAGCACGCAGGTTAGCGTACCACTGCATTACCTCTTCAACAGAATTACAGTTAGGTATCTTACCGTAGAACCTATTATTGTCTAAAAAGATATAGGAACCATCCTTGGTATGATCAAACCTGACTATGGTAATGACATGAGACTTCTTAACCAGATATTTATAAGAATCCGTTGTTAAGATTATGTTATAAACTTCGTCATACCCTTTGCTTTTAAAATAAGTAAACCACTGATAGGCAAAGTCATCGCAATCTCTTCCAAATGTTTTAGTTATAGCATCCGAAACAAAAAAAGAAGAGTCCCTGTATGTGAAATCAAGTGCCCCATTCCTAGGCTCCGGTCTCCAATCGAACATGTGCATCTCTGCCCTTAGTTCGTCTAAACCAAGATCCTCTGGAAACCTTCCACCATACCTGTGTAACATGTCATTCTCAGCCCCGTCTACCAAGTGATGAAGGTAGACAAAATAAAGAAACCAATAGACCATCGGACTGTACACCTTTCTCAGTAGTGCCCCTAACTTTACTAAAAACCATTTAAAACCTGATGCCTTACACTTTGCCATTTCTACCTCCTTAGTAGCTTCTTAGAAGTATAACCTAATGCCTTTGAAAAAAAAAGAAAAAAGAGGGGGTTGCCCCCCGTAGCATTACTCAAGCTGCACTTAAGAGTTTGAGTTGTGACGGAGTTGTGGGAGCTGCGAAACTTTTTTAAGAGCTGTGAAGCTTTCATACCGATAGTCTTTTGAAGACTCGTCTTTGGTCTGGTTGTGACCTAATGTTACTTTGTACATCCTTTTCTCCAATGCGCCAAGGTTAAAAAACTCCTGATCCTTTTCTACCAAAAGGTCAGCACGATGTAGTTGAATTTTCCGGGGCTCAACAAGACCCGCTTTCATCATCATTACCTCTTCTAAAATAAGCCACCGCACCCTCCAAGTGACAAAGGTTAATAAACGAGGTATTCCTACCTCAAATACTTATGACAAAAAAAATTCCTGATTTTGGCTAGAAAACGAACCCGTCTATAAGCTCGTTATTGATAGCTAATTTGTACCTGAATCGGGTACCATAGCCTTCTACTTTGTCACTGGTAAAAGTAATGTGATCATCCGAATTACTCTTTATGTTCTTTACGCCCAGTATTATCTCCTCATTGGTAGTCTCTGAATCCCCTATTAATCTTAAACTCAAAGATCCCAGCATTGGTATAAGAGCTGTACCAGTAACCGTTACTGTACCGGCTGGATTACCGCAAGTTATCTTTGACACTGTGACCTTAAGTTTATCAAAATCAAACTTATGAGCAGGATGTTCTCTTCCTAAAGCTGCAGTAGTTAACATTAAAGTAGGAGTAGGACTAGCCTGTATATTCTTGAAATCACTATCTATTACTTCCATAAGACCAAGTCGATCTGAGTAAAGAAGATCTTTCTCATACACAGCTGGAAATCTTGGAACAGTCAAATTCCTCTGATCAGACGCCAAAGGCTCTGCTGCGTACGAAGCCTTATTTGTACGTCTCTGATTTATAGGAAGTATCCTGGTTGGTATCGGAGTATAAAATCCACCTTCGTAACCACCCCCAAAACAGATAGGACAGTCAGGATTACCTGAAGATCCGAAATCTTGTATATAGCAGTTACACTTCTTACCCGTTTTTTTATACCTGAGGATATACAAATGGTCAGCCCAATTGTAATTTCTAAACAACTGCTGGGCGGCGTAGTTGGCACCGTTAATCTTCTGCTGAATTAATACTGACCGGGACTTCATTGGAGTAATGTTTAATGAATCCACTACCTTACCTGAACCGTCCATAGCTCGTATCAGGTACAACATGTCTCTGTCTAATATAGTTCCCTGGAAAAATCTATAGTCTGTGTAGAATGGATCCTGAGTAGTTGCTATCAACTCAGAAGACTCGGGAACATCCGCTGACGGATCCCCTGGGGCTTTTCGATCAAACACATAGACATAAAATCCTGCAACATTTTCTGGAAAATCAGCCCACGATAGGTAAACGCTCTTAGCCGAAGCATCCGGTACACATTCCATCAACTTCATGACTAACCCCTTCTACAGTTTTTATACTTATTGAACGGAGACGCTATGTTTCCTGTAGCACCTTTAAAGTCCTGGGCTTTTTTGTACGTGTACACGGCCTCTTTAAACATACCTTGAAAGTCACTCATAAGAGACTTAAATACCCCCAGCTCTTCACCTATACTCAACTGAACTCCATGCTCAGTAACACCGCTGGTATAGTTTATAGTTAGATTGTTGATCTTTATCTGCATCAGCTGCGCTGCCGTACCAATTATCATAATATAATTCGGCATGTTCTTGCTGGACACATTCCTAACTAGCGGAGGTAAGTAATCGACCTGCTCGTTAGCAAAATCTATGGCCATTTCTATCTCTTCTTTTTTGAAAAATTCTGCAAGGTGCTTCATATTTTCATTATCATAGTCTCTGAAGTACTTTCTAACCATTGCTTCCGTTACAGCCATGCTTGCCTCCGAAAAAAAATGTGAGGGGTATGCCCCTCGAATACTTATAACAAATATCGAGAAAAAAATGTGAGGGGTATCCTCAAATTCTTATAACACATATCTGTGCTATTTTTGTAACACCCCTCACCATTCATATTAGTTTCCTACCGCATGTTCCATAACCTTGGCAATAAGAGTTTCCTTGTTCCAAGATTTTACAACCGTGAAATCAGGAAAATTAGCATTAGCATACTTTACGATATCTTTCTTAACCATTAGCTCAAGATCGCTCTTAAGATCTGTAGGTGTCATATCCTCAATATCCTCGTCATCTTCTGTTGAGTCTTCTACTACGTCATCACCGAGACCCGCTGGGTCTTCGTCTGATATATCCTCTGCGGGAGTTTCTTTAACTTCCTCCTCAGGATCATCAAGCCCTGCTGGGTCTTCGTCTACCAGCTCAACAGGCTCTGTGGAAACGCTATTGGTATCCTCTGAGTCGGTTTCGGAGTCTCCATCATCTTCGGTTCCTGCCAGATGTACTTCGTCCCCAGCATGTTCATCTGGTCCATCACTGGTATCTCCGATGCCACCCCCCTCAGCATCTGTAGGTCCGGTATCGGGTGCTGTTCCACCGTCCCCCGAGTCATCATGTCCCTCCACTGATTCTGGTTCCTTGCCATCGGAGTCGAAGTCAGTGACAACGTTACCGTCCTCTCCTTGGGGTTCAGGATCACTTCCGACCTCAACCTCATCGATGACGCCATCCTCCTGCACAGTTCCCAGTCCAGATTCTGAGTCAGCTCCGTCCTGAACGAGTTCTTCTTCCTTCTTCTCTTTGCTTTCACTGACATCACCTACCTCCTTTGCTTCTCCTTTTGCACCTGGGACAAGAGCCTCAACTGCAGGAGTCATGTCATCTACTGCGTCTTTACCATAAACTTCAAGCTTAAGATTCTTTACAGCGTGCACCATCTTTGCAGCCTTTATGTACTCATTTCTGTGAGTATCAACTATCTGAAGATCGCAGCTGAGCATTATAGCAGCTACCCACTTTATAGTGTCAATGGAATTGATCTTACCACTTTTAACTTCATCGATAACAGGTGTGTAATCAAAGTTTCTAAGCCCTTTAAGAACTGCGGCTGCTCTCCCTAAATTCCTATCTCCCTGTACATTCCGCAAGGAAAGCACTAATGCATTGTAGCGATGTGCGTTTGACTTATTCTTGAAAGCTACCAATCCACCTTCTGCAAAAAGCTTTCTAAGCTCTTTTTTTGATGCTGCGAAAGCATACTGTCTAAAAAATGCGCTCTGACCGGCTAAAAAATTTATCCCATACAGAGTTACTGTTCTTCCCGTTGTGTTAACTACAAACATAAAAATCTCCTAATATAAGTTACTATTCCCGTTACTGTGGTTGTCCTTGCCCTTCACCTTTAGATTGGGTCTCGTCCATCTTTCTAAACTGCTTTAACTTTTCCATTACAACTGCATGTAGTACAAAATCCTCAGCTCTAATCTGAGCAAGATAGGTCCGTCTTTGACCGTCGTCCATATTCATAAGTTCCTGAGCATAGTACTCTGCTTCATCTAGTATGTTCTTCCTGGCCAATGCCATGTTTGGTCCTGACTCAGATCCACCGGCATTATCTTTTTCCATTTCAGTCTCATGAAGTCTTTTAGCAACCCTACCTTTCTTAAGGTCTAGTTTCATCTGCTGCCTCATGGAATTTATAATGGATTCTTCCCAAAGCTCTGGTTTAGGAATACCAAGATCGTAAGTAAACTCATCAAAAGGAAGTTTTTCCTGATCGATAAGTTCCCACTTCTTAGCCAGGTCCATTCCGCCTCTAAGCTGTGATAAATTCGGAATCCATACCGTAGCTTTAACTTCGTTCTCACCCCTAGTCTTACTGTTCTCGTAGTACTTTGGTGATACCAGCTTTAGAACATTCTCTACCAGCTCAGTATACTGGAAGTTAAATTCCTGCCTCAGTTTATTCCAACCCTCGAACATAACCGGATCCGCCGTAAAACCAGAGGATCCATTGAGGGCATCCGCGGATAGTCCAAGACCTCCAAGAACAAAGTTCTGGAAAGTTATGAACTCCTGGACATGCATAAATCTCTTTCCGTCTCCGAATAGCGCATCAGTTGTCACTGGAATAGGCGAATAAAGTATTCTGTTTATGTCCCCTTCCTGGTGCGCTTTTATACCACCGACCATAAAATCACGCATATCCTGATGAGATATGCCCTCGTAGGCTGGGTTATTAACACTGTGAGGTGATACTACATAAAGTGGATCTATCTTGGAAAGTGCAAGACCTTCGTTACCCATCTTGAAGATATCCATGGATATTGTATCTGATACGCTGGACATTATGGGTGCTATACCTGCACCTGCATTACCTACCCCAATGTACTCCCTCATGCTGAAAGTCATATACCATTTATCATCAGGGATATAAACTCGGTCCTTAGCCGCGTATGTAACCGCCAAGTTCCAAGGTACTCCTTTAAGATGAAAGCTTTCTATCTCTTTATCGAGTGCCAAAGGTCCTTCGTAGTATTTTGGGTCTATGATCATTCTATCTTCACCAGCGTCATTTGTCTCAACTTTGAACATCTTAGGGTTCAGAACCATCATTCTTCCTGAAGAATTGAAATCCCATTCCTGTCTAGGGGTGTCTATAAAACTTGTGTTACACTCAGGGCATACGCATCCTATCCCGTAGTTAGTAGCGTGCTTGCGCTTTTCGTAACTGTGCAACTTGGCATCATTTTTAAGTTTTCTAACTGAGTCCCTGTCGTAGTCTAGCGACTGTATCTTAAACGGATAGTCGTATGAGTTTCCATTGATATGAAATGTTTCCTTACATTCAGGGCACTCCATGAACAAGTTCTGCTTTGGCAAGTATATTATACCTACCTGGTCATACATAAATACTCCCATCCAGGCCTTGTACTGGTTCCAAAAAACTTTAAGATCACGGAAGATAGCATTGACATTCTTTTCAAGAAGTTTGTCACCAGTAGTAATACGCATAGGGTCCGAAAAGAATACCGCAGCCTTTGATATAGGCCCAGCAAGTCCGCTATGGAATGCAACAGTCCTAGTAATAAAATCTATGTATTCCCCAAAATCGTTATGGGGTATCATCTCTGCCTGGACCATATAGGACTGGCAGATGCGTTTATAATTTTCTACTGTATACGTCGGGCTATTGTAAGCTGTATCAGTCATATTTATCACCCATTATCTACGTTAACTGTTAAATACCATGCAGTCTCAGGATTAACAAGATCTATTGAAGGTCTTATGCTCCTAAGTCTGGCCTCGATACCCTGTATCTCAGCTTTTCTGGTTTCTATATCGTCCTTAAGGCTAGTAACTTCACCTTCTTTGGTCTTTATTTCAGAAGTAAGATTCTGTCCGAACTTCTCTATAAGATCTACGAGAGTATCTATAGTTGTAAGGTCAGTGAAATAGTCAGTCTCAACACTTGTTATAAAGCTTATTCCCGGCATAACCTTGGAAGCTATTGTAGGAAAAGTATCAACGTCCGGAGACGCAACGGGGTCAGATACCTTCGATTCTGCGTATATTTCAGCTACCCTGTTCTTTGCTATTACAAGATCGTCAGTATCGGTCATAACAGATTCAAGATACGTATTTAAAGTTGCGGTTTTACCCTGTATCCTAGCCATCTTTTCAGAATCGAACTGCATAAGTTGACTGAATCGTTGAAGATTACTTTGTACGGATACTATCCCGTCCTTCAACTGTACCATATCAACAAGGTTATTTTTATGACTTTCTGCGTTGCTAAGGAGAAGCTCTACAGCCTCATCTAAAGACTCGTATAACGTGTAGTTGGATGAAAGCATCGGTATAATGACATTTTCAATTATCTTGATAGTGTCGGAAGCGGTTGCATTCTGGAATATAAGAAGTCTCCTGCGACTTATCAAACTATTAAGAAGTTCCTCTGTATAGTCCGGGAATGTGTACTTACGATTGGCTTCAGCACCGTCCTCAGCAACTGTATAGGCATTGAGATTATTATAAAAATCCCATACCTGCAACTCCATTTTCTTCTGGTCAGCTAACGAAGTATTGTAATCTGAATACTCAGCGTAAAAACTACTGGATCTGAATATCTCATCTATGGCACCTGTTCCTCCCCCAGATTCACTAAGGGTCATGAAGTCGTCTATGCTACAAACTCCTAAGAAGTCGTTCTTAAGAGGTTCGGTTAAAGATTTTCTACGGAACTTTAAACAAGCTGCCGGGTTACTAGACATTATTGACTCTGTGAAGTACAGAGGATTAGCTATGTCAAATCTTAAAAGATGTTTGTACTTCCTACCCTCTGATACATCCTTTATGGACGTATTTATAGTAACCTTACCTACACTCATTTCTTAACCTCTTTTTTTGATTTTACTCTAGATCTAGCAGTGTTACTAGGAGCTTTCTTCTGACCTGGTTTAGGTTTAGGAACAGCCGGTTTAGGTTCTACCAAAGGTTTAGTTGGTCGTGGCTCTGTTGTACCAATAATAGGGTCATCAGGATCAGTCTGGTACTTGGTCCCTTCCATTACCTCGTCTAGATCGTCCGCTATACCTTCAGGCGTTTCCATAGGAGCCATAGGATCAATAGGAGCCATAGGATCCATAACAAAAGCTTTTTCAGCTACTGGGTCATCCTTCTTTTTAAGAATAGTATCAGGCTTACTTTTTACTTTTATCTCACTATTATCACTTGGTATATCATCAGATGTTGAAAGTGGTGGAAGCCCTATTATATCTTCTGTGGTCTCTGCCGGAGCAAGTGTTTCATCTCTGGCAGCTATTATGTTCTTAACACTCTTAAGTTTGTCTTCTATACGATAGTACTCCTTCATTTCTGCTGGAGGAACCTCTGATACGAAATAGGCCCAAGAGTTTATTAACTCATCTAAAACACTAGACTTTGTTATAGGCGGTACAGTTTCTACGAGTTCATCTAGGAACTTATCCATACGATCGAAAGCCTTGCTTATTTCAACCTTATGGTAAGTTATAGCTATAGTGTAGCAAGGAGTCTTATTAGTGACCCCCTCTCTTTCATCTCTAGTCTCTTCAATAGAAAAATGAGTCTCCTCTTTAATAATTCTTACGGAAGGATCGTTGACTAAGTCACTATAATCTTTACTAGTAGTTGACGCGTCACTCATCTTAATAAGAGCAACATTTCTTATCGAGTAGCTACCTATGAACCTTGATAGTAGCCGCTTGTAGACCTCACGAGCTTGATTTAGACTCTCTCTAGCGTCTGGGGTAACCCGGCTTTTATCCTTGTTGACTCCTGTTACCAGCAGTCTATAAGCCTCAGATGCGCTGTTTCCTTCATTTTTATCCGACATGTAATCCTCCTCAATAACAAGTAATTATAGCAATCGGTCATTGTTTTGCAAACAAAAATAATAACCAGGGCTATAACTTAAAGCAAGTACCGCAATACATACGTCTTCTAAACACACAACACCCACCATCTTCATAGCATGGAATTCCCTCTGTCTCAAGGAGATGTAAGCATACAGGAGATGCTGATACAGAGTTTGGTGCCCTGCTTGGATCCTGACATGGTGAGTATATATTTGATAGTAGACCTAAAATAGTTAAGTCGGAACCCTGTATGTACTTATCGAAAATTCCCTGTATTATACCTGCAACTATTAGCGTTGCCTTTGGTACCTCACTAAGGTAATTAAATCCTTTTCCTGGATCATAATTGTAAGCATCCTCGTCTTCCTTACCAGGAAGAGTATAGACATGGTCCACTAACTCATCCCTAGAAAAAGCAGTGCTGTCGAGCGGTACTTTGGATGCACCTCCCATGTTACCTTGGAACACGTCCTCAGTCATTTCCCACAAATCCTGGTACCTATTTGAATAGGCAAGAAATCTCTTTATAGCTACGTAAGTGTTATCTATCTCATCCGATAGGTCAAAATGATTGAATGTTGGTTGCTGTAGTTCCCTCATACGCTGCTTATGTTCTCTTACTTCGTGTTCAAGGACCTTATTTCCTACATCTCCAAATTTGTAAATTCCAGTAGACCCATCACCGTCTATATGCTCCAGAAGATTGCCTAGAAAGTCACACAGCAAAGGGAACATCGCAGCTATTGGATCCAAAGCGTCCCCAAAAGGTATATCCAATACTGTGTAAGTACCGGACTTACCACCTACTATGTTCACAGACTTTATGAATCTCTTAACAAACTCAGAATTCCAGGATAGTGACATCATAGACCCGACTATCACATCAAACCTGATAGCCATACCGACGCTGGTAGCCAAGTCAGGCATATCTATGAAAGTACCAAACGTAGGAATATCCATCCTAACACCTTCACCTGATGGAGTTATTCTGTCATCCCCTTTCCTAGTTCCTTCTACTTTTTCATGCATAACTACCCCCTAACCTTTACGCTGTTTTTCAATAAAACTTAAAACTTCAGTGTTAGATATGCTACCCTCTTTGGTGCGCACTAACTCTTTTCTTGTCCATATGGTAGGTACTCGTGTACCCACGTTGGGTATCTTATGTATGAGAACTTTGTGAGTCTCACGCTTGATACCCCTAATAGCTTTGTAGATCCCAGTAGTAGGATCGACCTTAATGTTAAGCTCAACTACGTTATCCATAACACTTATGTCCAGGAGAAACATCCCATTGTCTCTGCAATGATTCCGGATAGCGTCTTCCACTTCTGCTTTAGCCTCATCAGTATCAAACAGCTTTCGGCAATACTTAGTGCAGAACACCACGTTGTAGATACAGTTTGATACCGTACCCTTCGAGTCTATTAATGAATTGTTCATCAGGCCTCCTTCCATATTTCTTCACAAGATAAATAGCTAAACCGTAGTTATCATATTATAGGTGTAAGGCCTTGTCAAGTTTACTTATAAAAAAAATTTGAAGTAAAATACAGCTTAAATAAAAAGATCATGACATGTAGTCTTATTCAGTAATTTTATGCACTTAAGTTTTATCTGACATTAGACATGACGAATCGTGTCACCAGATATCCCCATATAATACAAAAGGTTATCTAGTCTAACGTTTCAAAATATGCTATTTGTCACCTCAAAAACCCTATGTGTGTACAGGTGCGTGAGAGATAAGAAATATATTAAGTAAGTATCCTGGAGTAGCTGAAAAATGGTGACAAACACCTTGTCATTGTTTTTATTTAACTATTTTAATAGGTTAAGTTTTAGTCGTCATTAGAATGACATTTCATGTCATTGGGATATCCTAATTAAATTAAAAGGTTAACCTGTCTAACGTCTAAAAAATGACGGAATGTACACCGCTTATAAACTCACATGTACATATGTGCGTGTGCGAGGCAGACCTATTTTATTAGGTTTCTCTCGTATGTGAACTTTTATAACTTTTTATGTCGCTACCGTCATTAGGGACTGGAAGATACTGTTTTTATTATGTTTTTATTATGACATTATTACTAAAGAATAGTGACTTTTAATATTTAATAAATTAAGATTAGAGAGTTAAGTATTTGGTTTTACTGAATTATTAACTTCCGGTTAGAATGACACGAAAATGACATTTCGGAGTGTTTTGTGTCATTACGCGCCTATTTTCCAGTATACCTACTGTAACATTTTGTTACTGTAACATTTTGTTACACCAAATATCGGTACAATTTGTATTACTAAAAAAAATCACTAAAATATTAGGATTAAAGAGTCTTGATTCCTATTAGGTATTTGTGTCATTCGTTTTGACGTGTTTTTGATAAAAAAAAGGACTTAAAGGGGGCCGAAGCCCCCGTTTTAGGTTAGTCAAATCTATCAAGAGCTACAGTTACCTTCTCACACTTTTCACAAGTTATGAAAACGTCACTATAACCCTCTTCCGTTTCCTTGAAACTTATGGTCCCTTTCTCACGGAAGGCTATATGTATAGCCCTAGTGAGAAATGAATCACTATCAAGTTCGAGGAGCCTGGCCAGATCTTCCGGGCTAAGACTCACCTTATGGTCAGGTGATTCCAGCTCAATAAAATCTCCCAGGAACGAGAAGCTGATTTTTATATCTTTATGAAGGTGGTTGAGGTTATTACTCAATCCCCTTATAAAGTTAAGAAAACCAGTCTCGAGTTCTTTTGTAGTTCTACGCATAATATCCTCCTTATTGTTGTTTAAATATCCTACAAACTCTTATAACACGTTTTCTTTATTAATTTGATTAATATTTTTGTTGACATTTATATTACTATCTGTATATAGTTATATGCGTTATTTATAATTTTATATGGAGATGGCATTATGAAAGAGAAGATGCAAGACGAAAAGAGGGTATTACCCTACGAGATGTATGAAAGATTGCTTGTTAAGAATCTAGGCGCTGCTGTTAAGAGAGCAAGAGAAACTGTTAAAATGTCTCAGTCAGAGTTAGCCCGATCTACCGGTAAGACCCAAGCACAGATATCTCTAATGGAATCTGGTGAGGTTACCCCTGACGTTGGGTTCCTCCTAACCTTATCATATCTATCAGGATTTACTATAGGGGAACTAACTGGAGAGCCTTGTGCTGATTGGGTAGGGAGATCTGTCTGGGTACATACTGGAGGTGAAGGTGGCGGTAATCCTAATGAACCTAGTAAGTTAACTTACACAAAGATGAATGTGCTGGCTGTTTCCAGCTCTACTGCAGAAATATTTATGTCTGAGACCGAGGGTATTATGAGGATGGAATCTGAAATAACTTCTGATTCTTTCACAAGTAGTATGGTAATAGAAGGACAAATTAATTATAGTGACATACACGCTTACAAGCTAGGAGGTTCTGCATTTCGTAGAAAGAGACAGGGGTACATCGGTGAGGTTCAGGATGAAATACTGTTTTTTCCTAGAAGAAGGGCCCTCTCTGCTATTATGTCTAATACTAGACCTGATGGTGGTTGCACTAGGATTTGGTATGTACCTAAGGACGACTCCTTCAGGTTCTTTGATCCGGTTGGTAGATTGCTACCTATAATAACAACTCCGGAGGTTACTAATGATAAAGATGACAACATTTTAGAGTGTAGTGACTGTGGCTGTAGGTTTGAAAGAACTACAGAACCCCATACTTGTGAAGAATGTTCGTCGTTTTTGTGTGGGTCCTGCGGGCACCCAATAGTCCAAGTGTTAAAAGACGATGATGATGGCGCCAAAATATTTCATTGTGATTTTTGTGACATAACTTTTAAGATTTAAAGCGGTCCTAAAGAAAAATCCTAGAATACCTAATTTCTTTACCTTCTCTATTTACAAATAACTTGCCCCCCTATACATTATAATATATAATGACGTAGTTTAAGTTTTGGAGGAAGGTATGCTGTTGAAACGTTTCCACGACAAGTTAGCGGAAGGGGAAGCCTACGGGATGAGCTCTACACCCTATAGAAATCCTTATGAATACTGGAGATCGTACTCGTCTGAAGCAAGTAACAATCGTAACCCTTCTACTACTCAAGATTTAAGTCCTATAGGTATGAAAGACCCTGTATCAGCAAACTCTGGTACTATTAAAGCTCCTAAAGACTCGGCGTCTATCTCAAAAAATCCGCAACCAAAAGATTTTCTAACCCCTGCTCCATCAACCAGTATAGATACAGGCGCAGGCGCTGGTAGTATACCAAAAGAGCTACAGCACAATGAGACGGATTTCGAAAAGGTCGAGAAAACATATGCATCAGGTTCAAATAATAATCAAAATAAAAAGAAAATGGGAGGCGTTTATATGGACCGTCTAGCTAGTATTGAAAACATGAAAGAACTTCTTGAGGTCGTAAGATTCGAAGGTTCTTCAGCACTCGAGGCGGGTGATAGCGATAAAGCTGCTTCATCTGCGGTCACCTACAATGCTTTAAAAGAAGCTATGCGTCTTACAGATGAGATCGAAGATAAGAATGCAAAGCTCGATTACATCCAGACACTCCAGGATCGTGGAGTACTTCCAGGAGCCATGGAGAAACTGGCAGCATCGAATAATGTTTCAGAAACACTTGCTCATTGGTTTGGTGAAGATGATAAGACCGCCGGAGTTAAGAACTACATTAAGGCTATCAGTGGTGCTGGTGTAAAGAGTAGAAGGGATGCTCTTGAAATACTCAAATTACCTAAAAACATTCCCGGTCTTGAGAACCCATATTCCAGATATAACGCGGTTGAGAAAGCCTATAAAAAGTTGGCTGAAGCAATCAAACTACAGGGTATGACAAGACAAGCTACTGCTGTTGGAGTTGGTGCTGGAGCACTTGGTACAGCAGCTACTGTTGGAACTGTTGATTCGCTTTCTAACTATAGGGGTTACTACCCTTATTTTGATAAAAGAGCAGCAGGAAGACTCGGTGAAGCACCTGCCGGTAGAACTTTAGATGCTGCCCGTGGAACTCCTAAATTTATACCTCCTATTAATACATCCCCGGGTAGTTCCAGTATGTTTAGGAAAATGCTTGGGTCAAGAACAGGTAAGGCCGGTATAGGACTGGCTGCGTTGACTGCTGCTGGTTTAGGAGGTAAATACCTTTGGGATAAATATAATAAACCTTGGTATCTTCAGAAAGAAGGTATAGCGGGTATATCAGCTCTTCTTGGTGCAGGTATTGGAGCCGGTGTTGGAAAAGGACTGTATGGAAATCAAGGAGCACTTCTTGGTGCTGGACTAGGTGCAGTAGGCGGAGGTGGTTTGGGATATAACTACAGTGACGACATTGCAGGTTATGCAGGGGATTTTAAAGATAAGTTCTCCAGCTACAGCGGTTACAACTACTACAATGACAAGACTGCATTGTGGGGACAACTTGCAAAGATGGGTGGAAAAGTATGGGGATCCACCGCTGGTAAAGCTGCTATTGGAGCTGCCGGTGTTGGCGCCACTGCTTTAGGTGGTAAATACATATACGATAAAATGAAAAGACCTTGGTATGCCCGGAAAAAAGGGACAGCAGGTATAGGAGCTCTATTAGGAGCCGGAGTGGGTGCTGGACTTGGCAGAATGGTGTATGGTGATCAAGGAGCACTTCTTGGTGCTGGACTAGGTGCAGTAGGCGGCGGACATCTTGGTTATAAATATAATGACCAGATCATTGACTACGCTCAGGATTTTAAAGATAAGTTTTCAAGCTACAATGGTTACAATCCTTATATGGACCGAAATATGATCCTTGAGCACGAGTATCCTTACTATAACGACAAGACTGCTTTCTGGGGACAGATAGCAAAGTTTGGTGGAAGAGCACTCGGTGCTACTAAAGGACTGTGGGATGACGCAATTAAAGTTGGAGCACCTATTATTAAAGGAACACCGAATGCGGTAAAGACTTTTGGAAAACGTGTTTATGGAACAGAAGCCAGCAATGCTTATAAAAATCTTTTGAACATGAGAAAGGCGTTCCCTGGTGATCCAACGCAGCTAAAATTTGCTAAGGACCTATTTGAAAAAGAGAGGGTTCTTAGAAACGCTACTAGAATTGGGTCAGGACTGTTTGGTGTGGGGGCTATGAACGCTGCTTTCGGTGGTAGAGATAAGAATAATTCCTATTACGAGTATAATCCATACATGGATAAAATAGCTGCCAACATCGAAGAAGGTGATGGATGGTGGGACAGAGTTCAAAGACAGCTTCCAGGTATAACACTTGGTGGAGCAGCATTGGCTACCGGCCTTGCTATGGGCGGAAGAGGTAGTTCCTTAATGAAACACATACCTGGCAGCCTTGGTAAGGGAGTTCGTAGCTTAGGATCAAAAGCTAACTCACTTCTTTCACATGGTGGATCTCTCCCTAGAGTAAGATTTGATCAAGGTATGGTAAGAAGCGCATTGAAGGCTGGTGGAGCCACTGCTCTTGGTACTGGTGTTTTAGGAATAGGAGATTATGATTCAGCTATAGTTAACTCTATACTTCATAATCCTGTAAAAGCCGGTCTATTTGGAGGAGCACTCGGAGCTTCTATGTTCAAGAAAAACGGAATGGGTGGAGACGCTTTCAAAATTGCTAATCCTAATGTACCTAAACTTGGTCCTGTACCAAATATACCTAACCTAGCAGAACTTCCACTAGGTCTTATGGGTGTAGGCGGAGCAGGTATAGTAGCAGATGAAGCAACCAGAAAAAACTCATGGCTTAGAGACTTCTTTGGGCAGGACAGTACTACAGTACTTCCCGCAAGTATGTACCCCGGAGCTATAAATCCTTATCTTGGAGCCGCGGCAGGTGGACTACTTGCAGGTGGTGGTCAGATGTTGGGAGATTATATGATAAGCGGTAAAAGCCCGTCTCTTAAGCACCTTGGAACAGGTCTCATGGGAGCAGCTGCTGGTGGACTTGGAGCCAATGCATATAACTATCTAGGCAACCTAGATTACTCAAGGATGGTTAGAGTCCCAAGGAAAGATCCTCTCTTCTAAGGAGATGACATGTTTCTAGATATTCCTGCTTCAGCCTATTTCGAAAAATCAGTCAGACTTGATGATGGTTCTAAAATTAATTGGGACGACTATCACTACCGTGATCTTATGGATATAGTAGCACCACGACAGATGGTTCTTAGGACTGGAAGGCAGGTCGGTAAGTCAATATTCAATGGTCTATTTACTTTGAAATATGCACATGTACCGATGTTTCGTACCATATACATGTGCCCATCTCAGAAACAGGCTGAAGAGTTTTCCAAGCTTAAGCTAGGAAAGATCCTTACTTTCAATCCGGAGCTTAGAAGTCTTTTGACCAATAAGACCAGTATGCTTGCTGAAGTAAGAGATATGAAGTCTACTTCAATACTTAATGATGTATATGTAAAGTCATTCGTTACTGGATCTACTCTAAAAATAGGTTACGCAGCTGATGAAGCTGGTGTTGAAAAGATAAGAGGTGGTTCAGCAGATATGCTTATAAAGGATGAGTCCCAGAGTATGATACATGCAAGTGTTGACCCTATTCTGGATCCTATGATGAGTAGTTCTAATTATAAGATAAAGATAGATACCGGAACCCCCTTGGATCCGGACGACGATCTGTGTAAACTTTTTGAAGAGACAACTCAGCATACTATGGTAGTCAAATGTCATCACTGTGGTAAGTATACTACTTTGAATCATATCAAGCAGATATCTAGAAAAGGTGTGTTATGTTTTCATTGCATGAAACCGGTTGACGTAAGAACAGGAAAGATGATACCTATGAATCCAAGATCAAAGATCTTAGGATTTCATTTTAACCAGCTAATGATGCCTGGTGTTGTTTATAATCCCTTTAGATATCAGGAAGTTGTAGACGCTGTATACGCTAAGAACAGAGATGATAATAAGATCTACCATGAACGTCTTGGGATACCTAAAGGTAACATATCTTCTATGCTTCAATTATCAGAGGTAGAGGCCTGTGCTGACAGTAGGATAAAATACAGTGTTGACGACTTTGACAGGGTAATACGTAATTATAAAAAATTACACGGACATCATACCGTGTTTGGGATTGACTGGGGTGGTGGAGCTAATGATCAGAGTGGTGGAGACACAGACGGAAAGAGTCACACTGCCGTAGCTCTTATGGATTTCTATATGGATGGAAGCAGACTAAAGATAAAAGTTCTGTACCATAGAATATACCCATTACCTAAGGTAAGATTTAGTATAGACGACGTAATTAGGATGGTTAAGTTACTGCCTCCTAATACCCTAATAGGTCCAGATGCTATGGGTGGTGCATACGCAAACTCAACCATATTCGATATAATAAAAAGCAAAGGCGGAGGACTAAAGTGTCTTCCAGTAAGGTTTGCAATGATGAATGACCTTATATCGGTTAAACCAGAACAGTTCAGAGTAGACGTGGATAGGAATTTTGTAATATCTAAGTTCTTAAAGAAGAAGGTAATAGATAGGTGCTTAGAGATCTCCGGAGTACAACACAATTTCGATGAGGTTTGTGATAGTCTCATGAGTATGAAGAATGTAACCCCAAAAAAAGATCCAGGTAAAGTTATGTGGCTTCTCAAAAAAAATAAGTCTAATGATATAGCAATGGCTATGATAGCCGGCTGGGTCAGCTTTTGCGCTGACCGCAGCTTTCTATCAGATATTGTTCTTTAAATAAGGGACTCTTCAGCAGCTGTTTCCTCTGCGTGCTCTGGCAGATTATCGAGTACTTTTTCTACTGTGAAATCGTAGCCTTTGTACTCTTCAGGTTTAAGTGCTATAGAAGCCTGTAGGTACTTAGCATTTGGATTTACCAGGATATCCTCAGGTATGTTTCTATAGATACATTCAGCCATAGTACCTTTAAATTCAGCTATACGCTTTTCTGAGTGATCTTTGAATTCAAAAGCCGGAGGAGCTACTTTTACAACGTAACCTCTTAGTTCGAAAGTGTAGATACCCCTTAAGTACCTCTTTATAGTGGTTGACCCTCCTGTTTTAAGCGTTCGTTTGTGGGAGGACACAGTATGTAGCACCGCTTTTCTGTTACCTGAATCCGTAGTTGGGTTATCCCTCATGTCGCATAGCTTCTTTATCACTTTTGAATCGGCTGCAAATATAAGGGTTTCGTCAGCCTCGGTTATTTCTATGGACCAAAGATCCTTGAAAACTAAAAATGCGTTCAAGTACAAGAGGATACTTCTTTTAATTTCGGAGTTATTGGAGTGGTATAGCTTACTAGTGGTAAGGCACTCTTTTATATCTGTTGCAGAATTAAAAGTGCCGTCGTTATACTCCGCTACTACTCCTGGTACGTAGTCTGGTTTGGATTTATTTTTACCCATAGTTTTGTACTGAACACTGTACACTTGTTTTATAGGACCTGGAAGGTAGAATCCCCTAGGTCTCTTGTCTAAAGGTTTTATGTATAGGTACTTAAACATACTGTGGCTAGAGAAGCCAACTGCAAACTTAGAGCAGAGAAGACCTCTAAGTTTGTGGGCTAGGGACGATGATGCGGAATAAAAGCCCGTTGAATTAAGGTTTAGATCGATTACTATTAACCTTTTTATTTTACTAGGCCTAAGGTGGGCCCAAGCATGGGTATCAGTAAGAACCGATCCTTGCCTATCCCTACTAACCACTTCTGTCCTAGGCACTACCTTGTCGAAATTTTTAAGAAATTTTAAGTCCGACATCTTAGTATCTATGTTAGCAGCTTCATGCTCTTCTACATATAATTTACCTAGGTCTCTAGCCTCCAGATTTTCGTTCTCTACTATTTTACTTACGTATGCTACGTGTTCTTCTGCGTTCTTGAAATAAGTTTCGGGGCTACCTAGAACTAAAGCTCTTTCATCCATTATGGAATCCCTAGCCTCCTCTTCGGTGCTTACCTTTAGGAATCTTTTGATTCTTTTGATATTTTTAGTTGTTAGGGGTAATAAAGATAACTGGGTCCGGAAATACCAGGCTATGGCTTCCGGTTTGTTGTGGGCAATGGACAACTTTCCTTCTTGTATCCCTTTACGATCTACCTCCCCGTACATAACGTTTAGAACGAAGTCTTCGTCGGTAATACGTTTCCTTTTTTTAGGTTTGGAGGGGTGTTTATTTGTACTTTTACCTATTCTTGGTATTTGAATAGGAGTCAACAAGATTTTTTTAGCAAAAGTCAGGACTATCATTATATACTTCTTAACCATATCGTTTTCTCCTTTTAATTATTTGTCATATTCCACTCCTAGCCATCCAAAACCAGGGCAGTTGCAATAACCTTCTCGCATTCTTGGCTTCGGTCCTTCTGGTTCTTTGTAGCTTATTTCGCTATTGCAGGTAGGACAAAATGATATGCCACATTCTGGACAGGGGACACTAGATGATAGGCATGCATTTTCAAGTGTAAAACAAACGCTATTGCACTTAGGGCAATGCTTTATCTGTGAATTTAAAAGGTCTGCTACTAAAGGTTCCATACTGGTCAACGGTTCCAGTAATTCGTAGCTTTTCTCAATACGTTTATTCCTCTTAGATTTTGACATCACGGTTTATCCGGATCTTCTTTACTATCCACCTCTTCCATTCTCCTGTCAGCACATTCCTCGGCTAACTTCTTGACATGGGCTATAAGAACATCTTTAGGCTGCATTCTCCAACGTTCCCAATGTTTGATAGTTTTCTGAACACCTTCAAGGTACGCAGGGACCATCAACGCCCTATAAACTTGTCTCCTTTCTTCCTTATCCACCATTTGATTCTCCTACTGAATTTAGTGTTACCATTAAAGACACCAAAAATAGTGTCTTTATTATACTACCAAGCTGGTAGTCTGCTTCCTCTCCATTTCAAGAAGTCTTTCAATCAGGATATCTACTCCATCGGTGACATTACAGATAACATGTTTACTCTGGTTTTCATAGCTGTGATCACCACCCCACACCAATTCACCTTTAGCGTTTAGTGTCAGCCCTTTGTTCTCTATGTAGTACCCGTCCGTAAGTTCAGCCATTTTTGGCGGTCCTAACATCTCTTCCACAGTAGTGTTCCCAATATTAAGGGCTCTTCCTTCAGCAATTATCTCGGGGTCACGATCATATATCTCTTTGCTGAACCCAGGTAGAATCTTAAGCATCTCTAAGTGTACTGCAGGATTAGGAGTGAAGTGATAGTTGTCATTGGACATAATGACATAGCAGAACCCCTTGTCTTTACACAAGTCGTATAGATCGGTTACAGCTCTCAGAACTTCCGGACTATAGTGCCAGCCGTTAGTTACTATCCCAAAGTGGCCCAGGTGTACTTTAAGGCTTTTCATGAACATAACTAGCTGGGTAATGATGTGAGGCATCATAAAAGGCTCACCACCTGTTATTAGTAATTTATTAACAAAGGTAAGATCCTTCATAAAAGATATAGTTTTCGTCGGATCCAGGTCAACTTCCTGGGCGTCTCCTCTCATACAGTGCGCACAAGTAAGATTACATCTACGTGTTGTTTCTACACTTAGCATTACAGTTGATAATAGCATGTCACCCCCAGTGTGGTCTGTATTTAACCACCATCTTTAAAGCGTTATAGGCGTACCCAACATTTTGATCCAAGGTAGTGTTCTTACCATAGTAGGCAACTATACTTATATAGCCTTTGCAGGTTAGGTCCCGGCACTCAACACATTCTTTTTTAAGCCCGTAAGTCTTTTCTATATCGGTGTTCCTATAAGCCATACCCTTTAGGAACATTTCTATACCAGATTTGAAGACGTACACCAGGAGGGCTATAGAAACACTATAGATTAAGTAAAGTACAGCTATCTTGTTCCCTGCCCCATCAACAGTATCGAACAGTATAGGGTACCCTAGAGCTGCAGTAATAGTTGACGTTATCAGTGCAGATGCCCATGAGAACACTATCAAGTGGGTAGGCCACGGCACTACTTTCCAGTATACTACAATATATTTTTTCATCGCTTTCTCCTTAAGTGTTCTATCTTCTTGGTTTGTATTTCTTGATCATTGTAAGAACTTGCATTGCGTCCCCTATATTTTCAGATGACGGAATATAGTCCCGTCAGATATAAATCCGAATCCTACACCATTACGGATGTACATGTACTTGTTAAGCTGTGCGAATATGTACTCTTCGTCTATGATTGGCTTTAGGGCTTTCTTTATAACTTCTATTAATGCCCTAATAGCCCAGTTTATGAGCACATAGGATATTGCAAGAATAATAAGCATGCAAACCAGGTTAAATGCGTTATACTCCATTGGTTTCTCTTTTGTTAAATAGATCTATCTGTGTAAGCTCTGAACCTTCCCCAGTGGGAACTATCCATCTTACACCACATTGGATGGCCTCTTTTATCTTTGGCTAGTATGATGAACTCTACTGCTCCACTTCTACGGTTCTTACGAAGAGTTTTGTCTACTTTCAGTACGTCAAACCCGTAGATGTATTTGGGTCTGGTAATGCTATATATTACCCTGGCAGCACACACCGACAGGTACAGAGCTATAGACCCTACTAATATTATTAGCACGGTAAGCAGGGCTAAGTTTTCTATGGTTATAATCATGGGTCCCCCTACTTAGATAGATGGCAAAAGGTAACATTTATATCGAAGTACAACACTTTAACACTTATTATTTTAGACTCTTCTATGTCCTCTTTCCTTTTAATGGCTTCTACGCATTCCTGGATATTCTCTGCTGCATAGATGGCCCGTTCAGTGGTGTGGGAAATCTGCACTTCATAAAGGTTAAGCTCCTTGTCTATTCTTTTTGCTGACATTATGTCCTCCTACTATTTTTTAGCATATACAGGCTATTCATTTTCGTACTCATCGACCCACCCACAATCCGGGCAAATTTCTTTTATTACCCACGTATCGTCAGAGTCCCCTCGTTCCGTTTCCGTACCACAATCAGGGCAGATATCTCTGTCACAGCACGTACACTTGTAAGGCCTGTTAGGATTCTCGTCATAGTTGTTTATGACATCCCCTCCGCAGTACTTACAAGTGTCCATGACTTCCCGGTACGTTCCGTTATATTCTATTGATCTCATAACTATCTCCCGGCTTTTTACTCTTCTCCCTGTTCAAATCTCACCATCAAATCCTTGGTTATCAGAACCACCCGGCCTATGTCTTCTTCTTCCATATTACATATTTTCTTAGCACACAGTAGGCATTGTTGGATGTTTTCTGCGGCTATTCTGTTAACATGAAGAGTACCTGATCTGGTTACCTCATAAAGGTTAAGTCTTTTATCAATTATTTTAGGCATTTTATCCTCCTATCCGTTTGATCTGACGCCATCGTCATCATTTACGTCGTCCCATCCGTAATGATCACATATAGCTTTCAGTTGTGGTTTACCATAAAATTCATATTCTTGGATATTACCGAAGATATCTACTTCTTCGTCTCCCAGCATCCAGATCCAGGCAGTGTAGTGGTCCATCGTTCTTGAAGCACTCAAACCTCTTTCGTTGTTTGCTTTATCCCAAGCAAAGGTCATATAGTCTTTCATTTGCTTAAGAATAGAGTCTCGATCCTTAGGTTTATGTGTCCAGTCTTTTTCAGTAACTCCTTCTTTTAGAAAAGGCTTAACAGCTTCATATGAAAGGTACTCCTTCAAATCCGCTGTTACGAATTCAAACAAGTGTTCTTGAGCCTCTATTTCTTTGATCTTAGCAAGTATCTCTACATCTGTTCTTTCTTTAGGCATTTTGCCCTCCATTTTTTTTAAAAATTATTATTACTAGTTGTCATCTTACGTTCTGCGCTGAGATCCATTTCTCACCTCCTTCACCTGTTACGGTTATAACTGCGTTATCTCTATTGTCGTATACATCAAATATAGACAGGAGAGCCTCACGCTCTTCCGGGGACGCAACCTTAAGCGTTTCCTTATTCTTTTCTAGCCATTCCTTTCTTCGTAGGCGTTTGCTATGGTCTATTACTTTTGAATTAGACATGTGTACCTCCATAAGTATCAATCATAAATTGTTTATTGCTATCCCGGTAGAGTTCACCGGGATCCCCATTGAATGTACACCAGCATGGGGTAATCTTTAGGGATTCCTTTCGTGTTTTATCGAAGGTTATGGTAAGGCACTCCGGACACTGAACCCCCCGGTCACCCGCTGTTTGTTCGCATAGGTGGTTCCAACCCCTGGTGAAGTAACCTCGGCGTACATTCCAGGATCCACAATGGGGGCAGGTTGGAATGTCTAACCACTTTCCTAATAACTTTTTCAGCATGGTGTCTCCTACTCAGTTGGAAATGTTTCAAATTTTCGACGACTCAGCATGTTATGCTTAATAGCCTCCACCTTGTAGTACAGTCTATCGAAGTAGTTGTTAAGTCTTTCTGCACTACTATCCCCTTCTATAGTACCCATGTAGCACAGCTCCTCAACCCTCTGGAAGAAGTACTTTGATTTCAGAATTGCGTAGGCTAGATCATACCCAGGTATTGAGTTAACAAGGTCCGCGTATTCGGTGTAAAGTCTAGCAAGTTCTGACCCGTCTCTTATTTGATGATCGAGTCTCCCAAAATAAGTCACCCACTTTTCTATATACTCAAAGTACTTATGGAGGGTATCAATATCCTCCCCATTATTGAAATGGATTGAATCGTCGTAAAAGAACTCACGTATGTAGTGCCCATCTTCATACGGGTCCATCAACTTCTGGGCCTTTTCTACTACTACCTCGCATGCGGCCCATGCTTTGTCTGACTTCTTTTTGTCGATCTTCTTCTTATCTATTTCAGTGTAGTATTTACCTATTACAGTAGCAAACTCTACCTCGATCTGTATGAGTTGATTCTTAATACGATCGGGTATCACTACCTTTTTGTTGTCTTCCATAATATCCTCCAATGTTAACGTTTGTGTCTTCAAGTACTTATTACAAAAAAATAGATATAAGTCGGAGAGCCCCTACTAGTCATTGTAGGGGTCATGGCCAAAATCGCAAAGTAATATACATAGCCTTTGCGGGTACGCGTTTAACCGGTTCAGTGTTCGGACCGGCTAGGCATTTAGCAAGTCTAGGGATACTCCTGGTGTTCTTGTAATCCATACGAAAAGCACCGCTAAAAGCACGTAGCCTTTCGTTAAATCTAGTGCAGGCAAGCTCTTGGATGTCCTCCCTTATATTTTCAACATCAATGAGATGGCATCCACGACAATACCTCAGATCTTCTAGGCGTGATGTTTTGAACGTATGACGTTCCTTCAAGTAGGCTTTCTCGTCCTCTTCATTATCAAAATAATAGTCTACCATTGGATTCTCCTATTGTTATCATAACATCGTGGCGCAGCCCCAGGCCGTACCGTAGGTACGGGGCAGGCCACGGGGTGAAAAATACAACGATCGCAGCATGACACCCACTCATTTTTAAAATAAAATTATACACAGGCCTGCAACCCCGTGGTATATTAGACCTGTGTTTTTAGCCTTTTTATGGACCCATAATGGCGTTTTTTCTATTTAGCATTTTTCAAAGAATAGTGTGGGGACTTAACTTTAAAAGAGACCCTGTCGGCGTCTACTCTTCTAAGGACATACCCTTCCCTAGAGGTGTGCTTGTTAAGCGCACTCTTACCATTGGACATTGCCAGAAGCTTTTGGGGGGTCACCTCGTCTGTAATGATGAAGTTATCATTCAGTACCGGGACATGCTTTAAACCAAGTTCTTCACACACCTTAAGCTTTTCACAGAGAGGATAGTCTTCCCCAGTACTCAGATTTCTTATGTTAAATACATAAAAATCAAGGCCGTTTATCTTATAGATATTCCCTTGAATGCGTCCCCCGATAATCTCACCCTGAACTCCGAGATGGATACCATGATCCTTAAGATACTTACGTAGTTTCTTTTCAATGTTCATTTTCAACGCAATGTCCCACCAGTTTGAATGATCTGGTTTTTTACCTTTTCTGACGTTATGGGAACATACTATGAAGTTGTTTTTTTTCTTAGACGGATCTAAGAAGTAGTTACCACATTGACCCTCAAGCTTCTCTGTTATGTAGAACACTTCCCCAAGGTTTTTTGTAAGAATACTGGGCATAGCCTGGATGTTTATTTCATCAGACTTCGGCATTAAATGAGTAGGGAAACCACCCGCTTCCTTTTTGCCAAAGATACTACGGTATATTACCCGAAACAGTCTGAACTGCATCAGCCATTTCATAACAAAATTTCTTTTCCGGTACGTTTCATCCTTGTCCTTCCCAGTTGAGCCTTTTTCATAATGCTCAGCTTCGAGTATCTCAGTAAGATCTTCACCTTCTTCTACTTTGTAGTTAGCCTTAGCGTTAACCTCTTTAATTATCTCCAAGGGGAGGATAAGTCCTTGGGACACTGTCTTACACATCTTCAAGGTCATAACCCTCCAACGTCTTTTATCGAGAAATTCCCATGCCTTGTGCGGCGGTAGCTGAGTATCAGGTTCTATATAGACTACTGTATCACCCACTTTGAACTCATCCTTTTTTACAATACAACTCCAACCCAAAACTGTTGCCAGCTCTACTCTGTCATACCCTTCAATAGGGTCTATAGCATTTATGATCTGTATACTTGCTAACTTTCTTGCCATATCTTATTCTCCTTTTACTTTAAGTATTAATCACTCCATTTCCATGAACATCTGTAAGCAGCTAAGTCCGGTACTCCGAAGGACAGCAGCAACTTATATATAGCGTCAGTCAAACTGTCAGAAGCAGTATTAAAGTCAGCATCTTCAAACTTGTCAAGAAGTTCTCTGAATCCTTTCTCACTACTCTCTGATATAGTAACAGAGTGATAGACCAAGCGATCCTTGGTGGCCTTTATTATATGATCAACGTTCTTCTTTAGCATTAGTGTCCTCCTTATTGACTATTACCTGATCAGCCGGTATGGCTTCATCTGTGTAGGTACCTGCCTCATATATCTCTATGAGTGCTTTGACTTCTTCTTCTGTTGCATAGCGCCATTTGAAGCCTTTACAATCACTACGCTTACCTTTACAGCACTTAATTATATGGCCTACATGATCATCAACGCTACTAGCAGCTAACCCTGCTGAGCAATAGTAAAAAATGGAATCCTCAGTTATTAAATTAAGTTTAACTACTGGGTGGGCAGCACCTGACACAACTTTAGCCAGCCTAGTTCTATCTTTACCGCTACCATAATTCATGTTCTCGGCACAGGTAACCCATTCCAGATTACTTAAAAAGTTATTTCTACGGTCTTCATCTATATGATTCACCTGGTCTCTACCCTTCTCTCTTAAAAGAAAAGCCTCCGCTACAAACCTATGCACGGAAAAAGATTTCTGCTTACCCTCCCTTTTAAAACTTACTTGTAAATAACCCCTGCTGTCAGCCATTTGGGCTAGTACTTTATAACCTTTACTATACTTAGACGTAGTAGATCTGACCCTCCCTTTATCGCTCACCTGGTATCTCTTCTCATACCCCACTATGTCTACCCATACTTCTTCAGGGTATATCTCAGTATCCTCCCAGTGTAGGTTATCTACCCTGTTATTATGCTTATCCCCATCAATATGGAGCAGGGTGCACATGTCTTTAGGTCGGGGCATAAAGGCTTCAGAAACTAAACCAGTAACAGCATGATTCTTATGCGTACCCTCCTTAAAAAGAGATATCATTTGGGTCTGGTTGCCTTTTCTAACTGGAATTTTCATAAGAAGTGTGTCGCCTTTAGGGCTGGTACTTCTAACATTTCCAAAATTACTAACCTGGTATTTGCCACCATAACCTTTTATGTCAACCCATACCTCCCCTGGTAGGGACTTAAATAAATTCCATTTTAAGTTATCTACGCAGTTGTTGTGTATATTACCGTCAACATGCACTAAGTTGCAAGACTCTTTTGATTTGGTCAGGAAAGTAGCTGCAACAAGGCGGTCTATCATATGAAACTCTTGTAGGGCTCCATTATACAAGTATATACTAGAACCATAGCTGAATGTAGCTATCTTTAGTACTTGGTACTCATTCGATCTACAACTCCTAACCCTCCCAAAACTACTAACCTGATACCTACCATCATAACCAGCTATATCTTTCCAAATCTCTTTCTTATTATCAGACATATGGTCCCCCTTGTTAGTTTAATCCAATAAAGTAACATAAGAAGAACCTTATATTACTCTCCTGATGATCTTGGTAGGAAATCATCACTAAACTCACCACCGCCCCTATGGTTCCAATGTTGTACAAGACCAATAACGTCATGTATAAAATCACAGTTATCAAACTCTTTGAGCTTAATGGGATTAAACAGTTCTCGTTTATTTGCCTCATACAGGCACACCCCCAGCATAGCCGACTGGATACCCCATTTCAGTTCTTTATTCATCTTATGCGCCCGTGCTATACAGTCATCAAAGGCTTGCTTTCTTTCCTCTTTCTTTTCAGAATCACTCAGCCTGGCAATCTCTTTTATCTCGCAGTTGCTACCCACAATAATACTTTTTATATCGTGGATATTTATAGGAATACCCTTAAAGGTAATTTCCTGGTCTGCTATCATATCTATGTTTACTTTGTGCATTACTATCTCCATGTTATTGATATTACTAAAGAAACTGTGGGGGGAGGCGGGACTCGAACCCGCATTGCCACCCGCCGGGACGGGTTGTGCACGACAATCATCGAAGGTATTGGGTAATTACTCCTCGCTCCGCCAGCTGCCAGTCTGTTCATAAACCCGGTTTCCCACTTTGGTCATAGTGCCAGTTAATGTGCGTCTGCCAATTGCGCCACTCCCCCATACTACTAAACTACAATCCAGGCGTTCCTCTTTCAATGTACTCTCTACCTTCCCTTTCGAGATCCGACGGTAAAGTGTAATTATCCGGGTAGTCAATGAAACACTCACTATAGGCTCTCACCTCAACATTATTGGCAAGGAGAGCGTGGTGCGCTACTTTACATCCTTTAATAATAACACCGAGTATAACGGCCGGTACGAAATCGTCTTTAGCCGGGTTCTGCTTAAAACCGACAATCTCACCCAAGTGATACCGGGATATAAACGGTCTTGGTGGACCGTCAAAGACACAGTTATAGCTACGATTAGCAGGTGCAGGTTTAGACTCGGGACTCTCGTGTGATTTGTACCACTCTATTTCCGTAACTACTGAATTAATGTTTTTACTTGCTTCATACACACTATTTACTAATACATAGAAGAAGTTAGCATCACCAACAGCGTCCTCATATGCTTCCCACTTACTAAGCTCAATAACTGACCCATCTCGTAAAACTAGTTGAAGTTCCCATCCTTTTCCAATAACCCTAACAACCCTGAATTTACCAAACGGAAACTCCTGGGATTCCATAGTCCCAAGGCCACATTGCTCAAATTTTAGATCTACGCTCATAATTACCTCCGTAATTTGTCTTTATATTCCAACCAGAACTCAAGCTCTTGCTGTATAGCATACTCTTCTTTCTGGTACGTACCTCTATGGGACTTGAAAGCAGCCTCAACCGCGTCTATCAAAGCTAGCTCTTCATCATCTGGGTCAAGCCCTAGCTTTGTCAAGTGCTCTCTTTCAACATCTTTCTCCAGCTTCTTGAAGTTACAGGTTTCTTCAATAATATCGAGAGTCTTTTTAAGGGTGACTATGCTATTGTCTCCGTGTAGCAAGTATATTATGAAACAACTCGCAAGGGACTGAAAATCTTTTTTTGACATTTATATCCCCTTTTTAGCAGTCGTTATCTAATGTTACTTCTTTTTCATTCAGAATATCATACAATTCGGCAAACACATCCGGTTTACATGGATAGAATTCACCCTTTACACCTTTGATCACCCAATCACCATCTGATAAGGCATAAGAATGGCCTTCCAATGTATTGATACAGTAACGCACTGAATCATGTTTATGGTGTATAGGTAGCCTTACAAGGTTTTTACCTACAAAGTCCTCCATATCCTTACTCCAGCCACGCCACTGCACAGCTTTAACGACCATTGGTCGTTTTCTGTAACTTCTAGCTTCCATCGTAACCTCCTTATTTACTATCTTTAACTGTAATTGCCAACTCAGATCTATTCCTAAATAAGAGGTGCAACGTTATTGACTTAATATCCGGAACAATCTCTTTGTAGACAGTATGGATTTTTTCCTTGTACAAGTAAAGTATAAGAGCGCCATTTAACTCACATAATTCGGAGTAACCATCTCGTTTCCTTATCTTTGCCTTTACTTTAATACATCCGGATCCTACTCTGAGTACTCTGTTATCCACTACGTATTCCATGGCAGCATCAAAGTCGATCTCTTCCAGTTTGTTATCTGTAGGTATACCTACGTCACTTCCTATGAATTTCATGTTACCTCCTTAAATTTAACTAAGAGACACCTGATTATTTTCTCCCAGCAGCTCTATCTCCTCTTCTGTAGCATACCTCCATCTTAACCCGTAAGATACACACCCTTTATTTCTAGTAAGCGTAGCACTGATCTTGCTACTGTCTTCTCTTCCAATATCATAAGAAGCTTGTGCTATTGACTTATATATCATACAGGCCTCCCCTGTATCAATATCCATGCTTACTACCGGCAATGGTACATACCCAGTTTTCTCTCCTGGGTATGATTCAGTAACGTATTTCCACCTATAGCCCCCTGAGGACGCGTACTTACCCCTACAACAAGCGCTTATAGTACTTGCATGTATTTTAAGAGATCTGGCAGCGGCTTGTACTGACGGATGTGTGGCTATTATATTCCAGGAAAGAGTGTACTGATACACTGGCCTTTCTCTTGTAGGCCTTTTATTTTTAGTCCTTGTTTTCATACTTTTACGAGTTATAATCTCACATTTGGGGGTGTCCCATTTTAGGTTACTTACTTTATTATTCTTGAGATTACCATCTATATGGATTACTAGGGGTTTGCCTTTAACCCGGGGTAGGAATGCGTTAGCTACCAGTCTACTCACTACGTACCTATCCTCTCTTCTGCCAATATTTACTGTGACACATGAAGAGTTGTCTCTACAGGTAACAAGCTTATATCGGTTACCCTTATTTAGTCGTACTCTTCCCCTTGTGCTTACTTCATACTTACCAGCGAAGCCTTTAATGGCTTTCCACAGTTCACCTTCAAGGCTTTCAAAAATAACCCATTCAAGGTTAGCGGCTTTATTATTTGAAAGATCACCATCTATGTGTCTGATCTCTAAGCTTCCTGTTGGATTAGGTATAAAGGCTTCAGCTACCAAATTATTTATTCGGTAACTAGTTATAGCACGGGTATGAGGCTTCCTAAGGTTTATAAAGCTTCTTCCTGAAACCTTTTTTACCTGTACTGTTCTATATACCCATGCCCCATCTGGGTTTTGGGAACATTTAGCGTTACTCCTTACTCGCCCCAGGCTACTCACCTGATACCTACCATCATACCCGGGGATATCTTTCCAAACTTCTTTATCATCTGTCATAATATCCTCCCATAAAGTGGGTCCACCGTTCCTTTACTTTACGCTTAATTTTAGGCACCCTGTCCTCCATTATTATTATTATTATTATATCTGCAACTATACGCCTCACTTAAGTCTATTCTCTTAAAGATCCACTCCATCGCTCTGCAATCTTTTATCCTGAACCATATCTCATTCCCGTCTTCCTGCATGGTTTTGCACTGTAGTTGGTTGTTATGATTGAACTCAGGTACGGATATAAATTCTATCTTTGTTATGGGGTGCTTAAGAAACCCATAAAACTCTAAACTGAATAGCTTAAGCTCCTCGTCTGTTAGAGGTAACGCCCCGGCTTTTACTATTTTTCTTCTTTCAAACATAAGGTACAGATCATCAATAGTGGTGTTCACCCAGAAACCACTGTTTGATTTATACCTAGCCATAACACTATCTAGTAGAATTACATCATATTCCTTTCCTCTACTGATGCCTTCCCCAGTTAACGTATTAATATTGGCCTTGAGTTTAATAATTTTATTCTTTTGTTTACCGGTCATGGTACCTCTCCTTTGTTATTATTCTTATTAATCTTTATCCATAAACTATTGAGGGCAGAGGCGGGCCTTGAACCCGCATTATCACCTGGTAGCATTCCAGGAATAACTACTTTGGACTCGAACCAAAATAAACCGTCCTTAGACGTGCATATACCATTTCTGCTACTCTGCCCTATTATCAAATGTTAAGCACCTTAAATACTAATGTTTCTTCAGAAGATCCACCACGTATAGCCATAGGTGCTATGAATATGATCTTGGTCTTCCAATCACCGTCCTCCTTATACCTCTGAGCCCTGAAGTGCCCGGATCTCATATGAGGACTTTTCGGAGATCCTTTAGGCTTGTTAGGATCATCTTCGTCCTTTGCCTCTGCGTGGGTGAACCGTATGTTCCCTATATTTATGAATTTATACATAGGGAGCCTGCCCCCGTTGGCTTTCTTTAGCTTACGTAGTTTGGTCTTATTGTGGGGTCTATAGCTATACTCCTCTTCTTTGTAGGATATATTTGGGCAGGATAGGAATAGGGAGCTATTTAAGAACATAAGTATAGATTTGTATATAGTACTACCCATTTTACCGTATCTTTCCTTATCAGAATGTTGCTCATCCGTTGTAGCTTTGGTAGCTTTGGATTCCTTTTCTAACCAAGGAAGTAGAGGCATATCAAAGAGCTCTTTTTTAAGGTCTATTGTCATTAAACCTCTTGTTAGTTTATGGGTATTAGGATCTCTGAACCCCGCTATTATATCAAGGGAGTAAGGAACTTCAACACTGGAGTCACCCTTGATAAGTCGAATAATGTGGTAGTCCTCCCTTTCTGTAAGGAGCACCCAAGTTCTGCTATCTCTTAATGCGGAAATAAGGTTGCTAAGGGTAATATTTTTTAGCAGGTCAGTATCTAAAAGATTGGAATGTATTTTGTTTGGGATTACCAGAATATTCTGTTCTATGTAATCAAAATAGTAGCTTACATAATTTTTGGCAAGTATTTCGGAAACAAAAGATCCGTTAGACCCGTTGTCAGTATTTATAGAGATGAATCTTTGTAGCACAGCCGTGTTAATATCCTTAAAAAGAACGCTAGATAAAGATAGTACCAAACTGATATAAGTTTCAAGAGAGTGGTTTTCTGTTATAAACTGAAAATGTTTGAGGACCCTAGACATAGATTCGAGGGGATAATGTTGGAAGCGGGCAGCGTCTTCAATAAAGTATCTTAATTCTTCTATTTTAAGGTTCCCAGAGTCGTCCACCATACCTTTTATACGATCAAAATGGTAGGTAGTTAGTACACTTATGCTTTTGCACAGGTACTTATTAATGGTTTTGAAGCTAGCTCGCGCTTCAGGGGAATGTTCAAGGTCGTAGACCTCCTTGCTAGTTGCAGTCTCATAAAGTTTTACAATTAAGTTTTTATCAACTTCCATACTGTTCTCCCTGTTATAGTTAAATAAACAGGCCCCCCGAACGGAGGGCCCTGAGTCAGAGTTGAATGACTCGAAAGACTTTATTCTGAACGTCTGCACCCCCATGCACGACGGTAGGCGCTATCCAGATAGTCTTGTATTTCCAGTCATCCCGACTTCCGATCCTCTGTCTTCTAAAATGGCCGCTTCTGGCGTGGGGTGCTTTAGAAGACGAGGGCTCGGCTGATCCCTCACTAGTCGGTTTCCTGCTCTGAAAGGTTGTCTGCTCCAAGTCTATAAAACGATAGCTCTCGTGGCGTTTAGCTTTATCGTGATGACCTGTTAACAGGTAAGCTTCACGCAGCTCGTTAAGTTCCACAGGCTTTGGCAGGGTTATATTGTTTGACAAGGTAAGCATCAATAGAGGCAAGATCTCGGATGCTTCGTCCATTGCTTCAGTTGGGGTACCATCGTCGATCATCTCCAACCGATCATTTCTGTAGTAGTCATACAAGGTACGAAGGGTATCCATTTCCGGTTTAACTTTGTACACATCGAAGAACGAAGTGCCAAGTAAGCCTCCAACCTTTTCGATTCTGAGTACTTCAACCGTTTGTTGCTCCTCTGCTCTGTAATACAGAGTTTTGTACAACATGAATATGTTACCGTCTTCGCACACGAACAGATGAGGATGTTGAATTGCATCAATAAGTTCGTCTATAGGAAAATCTAAAGGATCTCCCAGTAGCTTAGACTTTTCCATAACATCTTCAGATACTGCAAACTTAACAGCCTGATGGTGCTTAAGATACCTGCTAAGCATTATAGGTAACGCATGGTGCCCAAGAGCCAACGCTGTTATACGAGGATCTTTTACACCAGATTTTTTAACGATGTCTCCGAATACTTTCATGTAGGTATCAGGGTCAATAGCAGCCATCATAAACAGCATAGTGTAACCAGCAGGAGGCAGGTAAGATTCATCCTTCATTTCAGGATATCGGGCTATCTCAGGGAATAGATTAATGAAACCCATAACCTTAGTGCGCATTATAGGTACCGCAGCATCTAGTACTTTAGCTACCCACTTGGCATTGTCTTTTCTTCCAAGCTTTGGAAGGTAGTGTATAAGTCCTTGATATGATTTAACGATTTTCTTCTTATCCATATTACTCCTCTTCTTCTACATATGATTTCTTATCCATTAAGTGGGGGGCTTTACCATAGTTAACACTTTCGAATGGTACGTCCTTTGCTTCTGCTAGATACAGGGAGCTAGCCTGGCTTATTATAAGATTTTGTATCGCAATAGTGGCATCACTTAGAGAATTTAGGGCGCTTTTATAATCCAGGATTTCTTCCACATCGAACTTTCTGTTATACCCAACAAGTTTCCAGGCAGTATCTTCATTCCTCTCTATGAGACTATTAGCAGCCGCAAAGTCAGGTTTATCTTCGTCATTCAGGATGGGTAAAAGCCTTTTATTAAGACCCAGGTATATCATTCGTTGGTGCACAAAGTTGGCTATCTGCTCGAAAGTTTTAAAACTCCAGTCCCCCAGATCATTATCCCCAGGCTTGTCTGCAAACTCCTGGATACTTAGTATTAAAGGCCATTTGCAGTTATCGCTGGTTACTTTTAACATTGCGAAACCTGGGAAGAAGAAGTAGACAGAAGACCCAAAGTGCAGGCAAGTTTCAGAATCCAGTACTATTTTACTGAAATCCATGAAATCAGATTGAGTTAGGATTGGAATCATCATGTTATTAAGTTTTTTCATTAGTATTCTCCTTATACTTCGTGCCGAGTAGGTATCATGAATTCTCAGTAAGCTTCATCTGGTCCTTTTCCCTCGGGTCTGATTTTGGTTTAGTAACTTTTATAGTTACCTTCCAGTTTTTATAGCTGATCTCACAGTCTGCAGGTTCTTTATGTAGGGTCATTGCTTTAGTTAAAAAGCCGTGGATAAACATTCCCAAGTCTTTTACGTTATGTATATCCTCTTTATTAAGTAAGATAAGTTCCTTTTTAGCGATGCATTTTATGCAGTCAAGAAATCCGTGTACCCCCATAGCAGATAAGGCTACAGGTGCATTTGTAAAGACATTGTCTTTACGATCTTTGAAGTCCTCTATATAGGCAACGCTATAGAGAGTATCTTTACCTATAAGTTCAACAAGTTCCTTTTCGTAACCTACCAGAGGTTTATTTTCCGTCATTTTTATCCCCTTTCTTTTTTAGAGTTGATTTTCTTTTAAGTCCGGCTTTCCTAATACGTCTTAGGTACCTGGATATTTCGACTTCAGCATGTCTTACTGCATCCCAACGTTTACCACGTATTTTAGCAGTAGGAGCTTCTTCCATTTCCTTCTTGGCCTTCTTTAGTATTTGCCTAAGCTTTTGGTAGTATACCTCAGGGTCTTCAAGGAAGTAGTACTCCTTTCCAAATAAAAACGGTGCAGTTTCTGTAACTTTGTCGAATTCATCCGGGGTGTACCTATTATAATAATTACCGCCATGTTTAACTACGCCAACTATCATACACCCATTTTTTCTAGCCAGGTCTGACATCTCCTTCCTGGTCTTTTTAATTCTTATTGCCCTATTCATGTTATCTCCTATAGTTTACTTTTTCTTTTTCTTTTTCTTTTATATAGTTTTTGGTCTTAAAAGTTTTTTCTATGCGCTTCATTTTTTTACTAAATTTCTTTCTATGATACCCGCTGCTATTGTTGTTGTTGTGGAGACATACCCAGCAGTCTTGTTTGTATATCCATTCTCTTTTTCTCCAACAGTAAAAGTCAGCTACGTGGGTCCCTGGGACCATACGATCAGGACAGGGATGTAGGACTTTGTATCGGTTAGGTATAAAATCTGCTATTCCATGGTACATACCTTCCTCCATTATGTTGTTAGTAAGTTCTGGAATAAGGTTGCCCCAAAGGTTGCCTAAATAGGATATCAAGATAGGTAAGATCTTTTAAAGCGCCAGAAAGATAGGATGTCTTTTTATTTGCTTTCCTTCTGCGCTTCCTAATTTTAGTCTTGGAATTCCAGCTACGGTCTTTATATAGTTTTGATTTTTTACCACTTCTGCTTCTAAGTTTTTTATATTTCTGGGTCATCTCCTTTTCCTCGATTTACTAGCTGCACGGTTACGCTGCCTTCTCTTGGCAACTTTTTTAGGATCTACTTTTCTTTTAGCAACAGTATTGCCTTCCTCAGCCCACCAACTAAGATCCACACCCCCCTTAAAAGTATGACTTTCATCAACAAATGATAAGGGCAACGTGTGGTACTCATTCGGGTTTAGACCAAGGCATTTATAGCACTCTTCTCTATATACATTTTTTCTATACTTACAACACCAGAAATCTACGTTCGTAGTAACAAAGGCATTGCCACGGTACTCGCATTTACCCTTCATGGGTTCTACCTTAGTAGGTTCAGTCCCCCAGTAGTTCATCGGACCCTCCTTTGAATATGGGGCCGCCGTAGCAGCCCCTAAGTGTTTTTATCCGTTAAGGTCGTCTACGGAGCCTTCTGGTACTGGACCAACAGCATCCCCTGTACCTTTTTCAGCAGGTTCAACCACAGGGTCTCCTGAATTGAGGTCCATAGAATTGAGATCCTCTTCAGCAGGGGCAGCTTCAACAGGGTCCCCCGCATTAAGATCTTCCTCAACTTCCCTCTCTTCCTCCTTAGCAGGTCCCAAAGGATCAGGGCTAGTTTCATTGAGAGTTTCAGGAGCAGGTTCCGGAGCGTCCTTTAATTCCTCGGCTGCTTCGTTGAGGTCGGATGCGTTAAGGTCATCTTCAACAGGTGTTGCCTCAACAGGGTCCCCCGCATTAAGATCTTCCTCAACTTCCCTCTCTTCTTCCTTAGCAGGTTCCGGAGTAACCAAGGCACTCATACTTCCTGAGTTTCCAACTACATAGTTTTCTTTCATAGTCACACCTTCTTCAGGTACACTTTTTCTTTCTTCACGTTTTTCAGCGGACATTACGCTAACGCCCCCTGCATTAAGATCCTCAGTGCCCTCAACTTCTGGAGCTATATCAGGAGGAAAGGCATCCGCCTTTTCTTCCCCAGTAGTAGCCCCGAACAGGGTAGTCTGTGTCGTGTTTTCTGCTATTTCGTTGTCCTGTACGACACATTCCTCGATAAGGAACTTGCTCTGTTTTTTGGACGCTGCATGCAGCATGCCCATAATTTCAAGAGAGTTGCAACCTTCGTTTTCAACGTCGATGGTGTTCTTTTCTGGATCAAACATAATTGTAAATTTCTTCATTTCTTTCTCCTATAAAATGTTGTGAGGGATAGTTTATTTTTGAAAATTTGTTGGTATCATACCGCGTTTTTCGAACCAACGCAGCGCACACAGGTTCCAACATAGGTGTGCCCAATGAGAAAGGTGACCATCTGATTTATTAGGCCCTTCCTTTACATGTCTGTAGGCAGCCCCCAGGTAGTCATCAGGGCTACGGTCTTTCCACCCATAGTCTGAATACTTCCTAGCACCAAGCATGAAGCACTCTACTATATGATCGAGGGTAACTCCTTTCGCTTTCATAACGACTATGCATAAGATCATCCATGACTGTTGTGCCAGCATTGATTTACACATGTCGATAAACTCTTCATCAAAGTAGTCATCGCAGTCAATATCATCAACCATTTCAAGCCATTGAGTTACCTCCGCTATTATACCAGGGTCCATTAGCTCGTATCTTAACTTACCTTTGATGTCTTTAGCGGGCTTGGTTAGCTCATAATTATCAGATGGGATTTCTAGGTACGTACCCTCTTGGTTGCTTGGGGGCAGTACTGCTTCGTAGGTATTGGATGCCGCATCAAGAAGGGGTAGCTTTGCCTTTGGGTCAAGGATAAGTTTTGATATTTCAACATCAAGTTTTTTCATTAATTCAAGTACTTTCTTGGGTTTACCTTTAAGATGCCTTACAGGATCTTTTTGGATAGCTTTTGAGCTATTTAGAGAACCTGTTAGGTAGCCCATTAGTTCTTTGTCAGCACCGAGTATGCTGCTGGTTACTAGTCCACGGTAATTAACGAGCATTTCAAGACCCGCTACGTACGAACTTAGTTCCAGAGTACTGGGTAATTTTTTTAGGGTTTCTACAAGACTTTTACATTCGGTAATACACATTTCTCCTCCGTTCATAAAGATTATGGTGTCGATCGCAAGTTGCATTTTATCTGTTAAAGAACCATGAGGCTTACCCTCTACCACCGACACCATAAAGTATTATAGCAATACATTTGCTAAAAATCAAAGTATGTCTGAAACCTTTACGACTTTAATATTCTGCTCCTTCAGTTTCTTAACAAAATCACCCATTATTTCCATGTAATTATCAGGGGAGTTAGCTATGAACAGAGTTTTTATAGCTCTAGTACACGCTACATAAAACAGTCGCAGCTCTTCTTCTGAGATCTTCTTACGATCAGCGAAGTAGCTACCTGTGATCAGAACGTGGTCCCACTCAAGACCCTTAGCTCTGTGCGCTGTGGTAAGGTATACACCACTGGCTACCGATCCATCTACGAAGTCTTTTATAGCATTTCCCATGCCTTTCTCAACATGTTGTACCATCCAGGCATGCGGAACATCCGAGCTGTTCTCTCCAGAGTATCTTACTAGCTCCAGCCAGCTTTTACAACCCATGTATCTCTTCTTGTCAGGCCAGTTTCTACGTAGCTCAAGTATAGTATCAAGCTCTTTGGCTGCTTCCTTACTGTTTGAGAAGTTATAAGGTATGGAATTGTTTACAAGTATTTTACTTGAATCATAACAATCCTTATTAGTCCTGCATATAACAGCATCCAAGTTCCATAGGTCTTCAGTACCCATGTCCGATTCTTCACGGATAATACTTCTACCTTTTTTCTTTCCTCGTATAAGGTGAGTCCCATCAAAGGCCCTGGTATGCAGCAAAATGTCATTACTCCACTCAGCTATATCTTCCCCGAATCTAAAGGATTGGGTCAAGTAATAGGTCTCGTAGTCGCACTGGTCAAGAGCGTTTATAGCCCCGTTAAACTCGTAGATCTGTTGATGTGGATCCCCAACAACTACTATCTGGCACTTTACCTTTTTAAGTATGGCTAACATACTTGGGTTGGCATCCTGGGCTTCATCTACTAGTAGCATATCAAACTCGTTGAGCTCACAGGCGGTTGATAGAGTGAATCTCTTCAGATACATAGGGTGGAGAACTTTACTGTCTGGATTAGCCTCCCAGTGATCCCACATTCTCTTAGCCACTGCAACGAACATGTCAGTGTACCCTTTGTTCTTACTAAGATTTCTGTAGGAGTCCATATTCTTCTCATTAAGAGCATGGGCTAAAGTTATCTCAGTAGCATCGGTCTCACAGAACTTAACAAGAGTACGGTACCCTCCCCACACAGACCAGAAAGAATCTTCCGGGTAGGCTTTAAGGTACTGATTAACAAAGTCTTTAGGATTCTGTACCAGGTCAGGCTTGCCCATCTTGATATGCGCTATTCCGTGGAAAGTCTCACTGGTAACATTGCCTGGAAACTTAGTTTTAGCTTCGTCGGCTACACTCCTGTTAAAAGATAGGTTGAGTATCTTCTTATTGGGCAGTGCTTTGCAGATCGCCATTAAAGTAGTCGTTTTACCGGTTCCGGCATAGGCAATTATTTTCATATTGCCATTAAAGTTTGGATCAGAAAGTCTGTCAACTATAACTCTCTGTTCGTCAGTCAATTTCATTATCTCCTCCGTTGGTAGTACAACTACTTATAACATTCGTTATTGAATTTTTCCAGTTAAGCGTAAGTAGAGCATTAACACCGAGAATAAGACGAGTAGAGTGTTAACAATTATTAGCCCTATCAAGGGTGCTTTTATAGAAGGGAAGAAACTTTTCTTCCTGGATGTTATGAAGAATATTATCCATCCTATGAGGAAAATTAAACTCAGTATCAGTCCTATTATATTGGTCTGCATGTTAGTCACCCTCGAAGTCTTTTATTTTAGGGAGGATATCTGACAGATAAGTTGAAGAGCCAGTATAATGAGCGCAAGCACTCTGCTCTCTACAATCGGCCAGCCATTTCTCAAAGTTGTTTTCCAGAATATCCAGGAAGTACTGAGGACTACCGCGTTCTTTATAACGTTTAAGGAACTCTTTTTTGTCCTCCATTTCCGGGTACACAAGGTAGAAGAACAGGCAATTATCACGAAGAGCCGCACGCACTACGTCGTGTGAAGACACCAGTATATACTCGTACTTACCTATGTTATCCTTGATGTGCTGGATATAGTTCTCCGGGAAGTCAGGATTACGAACGTCTGTGTTCTCACCTTTCTCGTCTTTGATCCACGAGAAGTTACTTGAGTCACTGTCTGTACAGGTATCTTTGTTGTTGTTTGCGAAATAAGTTTTACCCATACCAGGGAAGGCACTTATGATCCTTGTTTGTACTTTAGATTTTGGCATAATCTTATTTACTCCTTTTGTTCAAGTTGGTATACTTAACCTTCAATGCGGCTTCATAGTCGTCGTTGGCAGCTTTCTTTAGGAGCCGAGCCATCTCATAGCATCCATGATGTCCATACTTAGACAGGAATGCTTCAGGATCTATCTCTTCACCAAAGTCTATGTCGGACATACAGGCAACTTCTTCGTCCACTTCAGGTTTTTGAGTTGGATTATTGAGGTTGTCAGCTATCATAGCTGCAAAGTTGGCTACATTTCCTGCTTCATACCAAGCTCCGGACTCAGTACCTTTATTAATGCAAGTTTCCAGCTCCGAAACTTCCTTTTTAAGGAGCCTTAAGAGCTGCTGGTTGCTTAAGGTCTTCCAATGCTTTTTGTGAGAGTTAGATCTGAGTTTGACCAGGCAAGCTGCTCTTAACCTCTCAATTAGGTATAGTTCTTCATGTTCTGTTGACATGTATAATCTCCTTTTGTTAGGTTTAAATTCAAGCCCAAAGATCTACAAAATGTTTTTGATTTCTTTACCAAGTCCCATTCCTTTCGGATGAAATATATAGCATTGTGGACTATGAATGCAATTTTTCTCATCTCGGCACCAGCCCTTTCTCCATCTTTTCCCTTATCTTGGGATTGGGGAGAAGTCGCTCTTCAAAGTAATCTTGGTCCACACCTTTAAGCCAGCACATTTCATAGATATCCACTGGGCCCTGACGGTCAACGTAGAGTTTCCAATCAAGGTTCTTAAGATTTATAGTTACGTCGCTAAATGTCTTATTGGAAAGCTCTGAGCTGGAAACTTCACCATCATAGTTCCTTACGAACCACACAGAGGTGTTCGCAACAATGACAAGCTCTTCGTAATCCTCCTGGTTACTCATCATATCAATGAACTTAGCTATTGGAAAGTCAGGAACCCCGAAGGCAAGGTACATGTGCTCATTACCCCTGCAGTCGTTGTACAGCTCTATTAAATTTTTGAAGTTAGGCCCGGGTATCGCTTTTTCAAACTGACTGAAGAATTTCCTAAGGTGAAAGTCAACGTACTGATGCGGGATCTTATCACCGCTGTAGTTAGGGACGTCCGGAACTTTAAAGGTAAGGAATGCAGTACACACAGCTTTGAGGCTGTGGCAAGCGTCTCTGAACCCTTTTACGTTGTAGTCCGGTTTAAATTGATCATTGGCATAGTCTTGTACCCATCTATTTGAGTAAGCTGCTTCACCTACTGATTCTTTTACAGCATGGCGATAGCGATCCATGATATCGTATTCTTCCGTAGCAAGGAACTCGACTACTCTAGGGAAGTCCTTAAAGTCTATAGGCTCGAGGTCTACAGGTCCCTCTGCTAGGCAGGTGGCGAATTCAGCTTCAAGGTTGCAAACCCCAGCTACTTCCCATGGCATTTTGAAAGGGTTGAGCTCCCTTATCCTTCGTTTTACTTCTTCATTATTCATTTGTGTACTCCTTTTTAAGTATCGCAAGTTTAGGGAACTTTTCATCGAATGTTTCGGTATCTTTGTCCAGTGATTTTGAACGCCTTTCTTGGTATTCCGAAATAGTGGTAGGCAGACCCTCTCCTAGCATTCTTTCCAGTATTTCGATATCGTATAAGTTAGCTTCTAAGTTTTTTATGGCTGTTCCTACCATCCTTTCAAGCTTAGTGATAGAGTTTTTAATTACCCTCTTCATAAGGTCCTCCTCTATATCTTCGTTGGGTCCGAATGCATTTTGTAAGCTGTAGGTGTCTAAACCTAACTTAGAGATAAGCTTCTTAGCACGTATTTCTTTAGCTTCCTTAAGAGTTTTAGCTACTTCTACGGTATTACCGTTCATAGTGTGTCTGTAGGTTAGCTGCTTAGAATAATCAGATAGCGACACCTTCAGTTCAAAACAAGGGGAAAGCTCCCTGGTGCTCTTGGCTATTTCAAAGATTCTCCCTGTAGGCCTAACTACGTATCTAGCGCTACCGGGTTTGAAGAAGTCCTCAAGCTTTCCCATCTCAGCAGGCTTAAGTCCTTGTTCTATGGTCTTTACAAATCTGTTCAAACTAACATTTTGTTGTTTGATAGTCGAAACTTTAAGCTCCAGCTCAGCTATAGTCTTCTTAAGTTCCTCTGCTTTTTTCTCGGAAGCAGTTAGGGGTGCTTCCTTTGTCAGCAGGCTGGGGTCTATTCTGTCCAGGCTAGTATTCGTCACCCATCTTCCAATATGTTGCTTTTCTTGTGCTACAAGGGCTATCTCTTTGGGACCTACCCCTTTGAATTCTACTGTAATATAGGAGAAGAATTTAAATCTATCTCCTGTAGCTATGCTGTATACTATATCGCCTTCTACAAATTTTTTACTTTTCTGGGTCATTTTTTCTTCTCCTTTTTTTGTGTTGTGGCCTAGTGGCTCTAAGTTTTACCAGATCACTGGCTTCAAAATTATACTCTTCAAGTATGTACCCGTTCTCGTACTTCATTGGCTCATCAAATTTAACGTTGATACCCAGGTACTCCTTTGTGTTCTTAGTAACAGTACCAGTTTGGTAATTGAAAAACCTGAAGTCCTGCATAGGGGTTATTATCTTAACCGGGTCCCCTACCTTGAAATCATCATAGGTAGGAAGCCCATTAGGGTAGTACTTAGCAAGTCTTTCTCTTCTAACTTCTCCTAGGCTTTTTCCCACTATGTCCTCCTTAATAAATAGTTTCCTTAAGTACCCGTATCAGCTCCTCTACATCAAGTATTTCATAGATAGCGAATAGTCTATCTGTATCGAACATACCGTCCCTGTTCTCCATCTCGAAGTTAGCAGGAAAGGATGCGCCTTCTTCTTCCATTGCCGTGCATTTATCGAGGAAGTCACCCGTATCATCATTGTCTACAGCACCGACTAGTGAGCAGTAGTAAAAATCGAAGTCACTTCGCTGCAAGTCACTAGTTTTTATCATTAGGTTATTAAAGGCCATAGGTTCATAAAAAGAGAACACCGTTCCCATAGGCAACTTCATGAATTCTTTCCAGGTTACTATTTTCATTACACGTCTCCTATTATAGGGTTGCCATTTCTTTGGTACAGAGGTTTTATGCTCTCCCAGACCTGGTATGATTCTTTACAGCATAAAGTGCAGGGTATAGATCAGCACTACGTAGTGCATCAATTGATCCAGTCCTATTATACTGAAGAACCCATAGTACTGTTTTTCTTTGTAAAGCATCCTAGTAATCTGGCTCGACAGCATGTCCACTGGGAAGTGGAGAGCTCCAGTTGCCAAGGCCACTTCAGGTCCAAATAATAACCAGAATGGTAAGGCGTATAGCAAACAGTGTAGAGCCATTATCTCAGGTTTTTTCGACTTGTTATCGCCGATAAAGCGTGGTTGGAATATAAAGTCACCCACGTAGTGAGCGACTAGTAGTCCTATAAGATTTAAGTAAGCTATGCTCATTATACCTCCTACTTCTTAAGAATTTTATCAAAGCGCTTGCGGCAGTCTTTTTCGATAGCCTTCCAGAAGCGTTTTGGGAGTTTAATATTTTTATGTCTAACAGCAGGTAAGAACATAGGCCCTACGTCATCAGGCCTAAGACCTGCAAGTCCGCACCCTATCTCAGTGACCAGAAATGTCTGTTCCGGGTGTTTTTCAGCGTAGTCTATGAACTCATCTACATACTTTCGTATTTCATTGAGTCCAAGGGTCTTCTTGATGTTAGCTGTTTTTGTGGGTATAGCGTAGGTTCTATTCTGAGGGCCTGAACCCTTCCCGTATTTAGCTCCCCACCTCATAGCCATCTTAGCTGCACCTTTTCCATGGCGACCTGACAAGTTACTTCCGAATACAAAGATCTCGTCAGGTTTAAGATCTTCTACTAAACCGGTGTCTCTGTCTTTACGCATGCGTACCATGGAGTCATTAAAGAACACCTCCATAAGGTTTTTAAACCTTTCAAGGGTAACTTCGTTAATCTGCTCCAGGTTTATTATTACTTTTTGATCCGTAATAAATCTACGAAAGAGTTCTCCGGCTTTCATAGTACTCTCAACCTCGTTGTCTTGATAAATTCTTGGACTCATAATGTTTCCTCTTTTAAAATAATAAAGCTCCACATACTTATAACGAAAAAGGGTATGAAAGTAAAAAAAAGAACAAGGGCCCGAAGGCCCTTTTATACTTTGTTAGCTAGGCAGCCTTCTCTTTTTCCCTTTTTACTAACTCTTCTTTAACGTTGGTTAAAACGGTTTTAAGGCTGGCATACTGCGGGCTATCCTCCTCTAGAATAGCAAATATTTTTGCTCCACCCATTACGATGCAGAAGTTAAGGTTGTAACTGTCTAAGGTTACCTGGTCCCCCTTTAACCTAAGTCCTGCATTTAATGTTATCATGGGGTCTGCGTCCTCGACTGTATATTTTTTATACAGTTTTTTAGACAGGCCCCCAAGCAATTCAACTGTAAGCTCCCTTAGTGCTGATTCTCTGCTAGCGGTCACTATAACCCATAGGGTTTTAACCTCTTCTCCTTCAACAATTCTTTTTAGGAGTTCTTCATCCTCTTCGTCGTAGGGTTTTATGCTCAAGTTTTTGGATGCTACACCTTCTTTGTCTACACATTTGATAAATGCGTCAAAAACCTTATCATATACCAATTCAACTGCGTCAGCCACTGCTGGCAGCAGTTCTTGATCTTTGCATATCATAGCAGAATCAAATCCAAATATAGCATGCTCTCTCCAGGGCACTTTCCCAGGGGTTTCTTTTTCCATGTAACTCTCCATAAATTTTTATTGTTTACGATACGGGCTTTAGCCCTAACCTCAGATACATTTCATCTCATCATAGTAATCTCCAAAAAAATATGTAAATAAAATACTGATAATAATAGGACCACAGTCCCACCCGGCGCTGGTGGAACTGCTACCCGCATGGGGCACCCCATATAACCCTCATTACTAGCGGGGGAGCTAGCAATTTAAACCTGGGTAATCTGACTAGACATATACCTGCACGTGCCCGCAGTATACATTTCGTCCCGGGATTCACCGGGTATAGCAACACCGCTATACTGGATCGCTAAAGGTCACGTCCCCACGTGGGGGCGCTCTTCAGCCTAGGATTCGATCTGCATCACATCCTTTTAAGATGCATGCCGGACAACATCTTGAAGTGATCAGCTTCATAGACTTGTCGATCCCGCTCCATGAGCGCACCCCTTTTTTAAAGATGCCGGGTAGCACCCTCTATGGGTATAGACTCCATAGATAGTCAAGGAGGTTCCATACTATAGTGCGTATAGCGGTTTCTACCTCAAATTCTTATAACACATTTTTGGGATTATTTTGAGTACTGTGGTACTTCTCTTTCGTCTTTATTCTTCTGTTTATGTACCGTTGCATACAGTATTCGTCTTCTGACGCATACCTACCTTCTATTTCGTAGGTAGCTGCCATTGTCACTATTCCTACTACCTCATCCCCTGCCATCATATATCTTTTACGACCAGGGATTTTTTTTATTTTTTTCCAAACATCCATGGTTCAACCTATGAATTGTTTTTAAAATTTAGTCACTATAATTTCGGATTCCAATGCGGAAGAAGGCACTACCTCCAGGACAGGGACCCTGTGGACATACAGAGTACCCTCCCATTTGTTGTTTTTTATAGGATAAACCTATGTATAGGATCAACCAACCTGTTCCGACGTATCCTTGCTAAGCAAGAGCTAACGCCGCCGTTTATCCCTCCACCACCCTGTGTCAAACGCCCGTAGCTCGGGGCGCTCTAAACTTCGGACCATACTGGCCCCTGCAGATCCTCCCGCCGGAGGGTACCACAGACCCACTTTCCGATGTCCCGGAAGAGGTGGGGTTGACCTTTGTTTATAGACTTGGTCCTTAGTCTTCAGTTATTAACTACAGGCCTTTATAACCTGTAGCTTGTCTTCATTTTTAAACATAAATTCATGGACTCCGTCGAGTCCTTCATATTTCCCAGTAACCTTAGTATCATTTTTTTTGATACTAAGGACTTCTAGGTACTCTTCTTCCAGGGCTATCAAACTCCCTTTTTTGAGGTCCTGAGCAGTTACCCATTCAAGGCATCCCATGTGCCCTACCTTCTCTCCGACGACGTACAGAACGTACTTCATCGTGCAGAAGGTTCCGAATCCTCCTATGAGAAGGAGACCCGCGAAAGTGTTAGCTGCTTCCTCGGAAGAGGGAACAAACCCGGAAACTGAGGCCATAATACACATCACGAGGAATATCGGACCGGCAAAGATTACGAGGTAGATGAGAGTGGCTACTGCTTTGTTTTTAATTTTCTCTTTCATTTTATTCTCCATTATAAGTTTAATAATAATAAGGACTTAACCCCGGGCATTACCCCGGGGCCCTCACCACTAAGACTCCACTGTTCAAGGAATCTCCACACCTTGCCTTAACAGGTATGATTTACGTGCAGTGAGATTGTGTCAGCATTAAGGGATACTTCCCAGGCTTTGAGAGCATTAACCCGCTACTGCCTTATCATCCGCTCTGGACTATTCCCTACCTACTCTAACGTGCCTAGGGAAAGGGGCTCGGGAATCTGTCTATACCTCCTAAAAGGTTAATATCATTCCAATTTCTTATAACACAGTTTTGCATTTATTTTGAAGAAAAAAATTACATAAAAACCCCCTCACGCCTATGCGGATGTTGGGGGTGTACATCACGGTGCCCAGAAGTCCCACTCTGGGTTAAGGCCTACGCTTTCAGCTATAGGTGTTTGTCGCTGTCTCAATTTATAAAGTTCAATAGCGTGGTCCAATTCCAGGTAAGTTTCTTTGTCTAGCTTCTCTTCTTCTTTTGGGTTTTTAAGCACCCACCCTTCGGGCAAGTCCTGGTACTGGTGATAGATAGATTCAAGATCTCTGTATACATCACTCATATATCTTATAAGCCAGTCTTCCATTTCACTAGGGAGATTTAAACGAGTTAAAATATACAGAGTGTCGTGGACATTATCCTTTACTTTTTCTATTATCAGATCCTCAGTTACAAGGCTAAGCCCAATACTTTTCAGCTTCTTGTTTATTCTTGCAATTCTTTCTTTCATAACGTCCTCCATTTGAAATTAAATTAAGGCGTACTGACTTCCTACACTACTTAACTTAATAAGTAATGTTAAAGCCCAAAGAGTTTTCTTATCCAGCCGGCCCTTATTGGATAATACAACTCTCCCTTCAGTATGTGTGTACGCAACACTTCTCCGTGCTAACACGGTAGCTTGCCACCATACCTGTTCGGAGCAGGCATAGCTATTTAGGCAAGAGTAGATATATAGAGGCCTGGGTCTCCCCGTCAATATCCCCTATACTCAAATTCTTATAACACAATTCCGCATTTATTTTGACGAAAAAAACAAGGTAGTCTTTAAAGAAAAAAAGATCTATAGGATGTATTGACGGCAGGAGACCCCCGGGATTCCGGGGATGGGATCTTTTGAGGATCTCCTGTCATACTTGGAAATATATTAATCAGCCAGCAGTTGCCGGATGAATGATTTAATATTAGCTGCTCCTGCATCATCCATCGACACAAGGTGGGCATCACTTTCAAAGAAAGCGCCACTTAGAAATTTTTCACCACTTTGTATATAGATAGCTCTGAAATGAATTTTGTACACACGGCCTTGATCCGCGAAATATAGTCTCATATGCGATTCCACTGAAGGACCGGGTTCTACGTAGGTGTACCCTAGAAATTTTATATTAGGCCAGTTGATACGTTGAGTATACCCACTCTCTATTAGCCTTCTTAGTATCATGTCGGATGTAGCCTGCATTTTAAATTGAAAGTCGGAAACACTCATTTTACCATCCAGTTTATAATTCTCTGCCATTCTGCCATTATCTTCTTTGGTGTAGTATAAGAAGCATTTATCAGCAAATTGTTTGGCTACTTCTGTAGTGGGTATTAACTTGGATGAGGTAGCCAAAGTGTTTGGTTCGTCTAAGCTCTTCAAAGCTTTCATTACAATTCCCACCGGGGTTTCCTCGTTCGGCTCGTCCATTATAGTGTACTCTTTCGTATCACTGGCGAATGCCCCTTCTATGGCTCCTTTAGCTCCGGAGCTTACTACGTACGGCAACGAAAGTATTGCCAGGAATGCGAGCACGATGAGTGCCCCGATAATAAAATTCTTGTTGATTTTTTCCATGTGGATCTCCATTTAAGTTTGTTAACGGTTTGTTTTTTTTTGATACCCATCCCCGGATATGTTAAGTTAAAATAACCACCATCTCTTTTTAGCCTCAGGCTTATCACGTTCTCTTACCTTTTCTCCGTAACCTGTTTGAAAGGGAGTAGACGCTGCTGGGTCTTCCCCCGGGTCGGGATCTGTAAGATCTTCTTTAGCTATGTAAGGGACTTCCCTTACACGCTCTTCATTACCGAATTGGACTTTGAACAACCCTGGTTTCAACTTAGTTACCCACGACGCCCCTATAAGTCCTTTGACCCAAGCTTCATCATCTTTGATATGTGAAGGTATGTAAGTAAAGTCTATGGTAGCCCCAAAGGTCTTAGGAACATAAAGATCCTTGAACTCTTTCGCGTTCATTACTTCTATTACCTCGTTCTCTCTATGGATAAGGTAGTCACCATTAGTGGCGGTGAACCCAATGTCATAGGCACTGCCGTCCCCACCCTTTTGTAAGAACCAGGTTTCAATAGTGGCCATAACGTCTTCAGGATCTGAGTTGGCTATATCCTCAAGTGGGCGTATGGTTTTATTAACTACCCCTATTCTGAACCACCACGGGTAGAGATCAGTTCCTAGGCAGAACGCGTCTACAGTTTCTGTTCTTTTAATGTATTTCATTACTTCTCCTATTCTATTGTTGGTACCCTGAAATTGTAGATGCACCGGTTATCTGGTTTGTTAACGTTGCTGGCTATCAAGTCAAGGTAGATAGTACATGCTTTTTTAACACGCTCCTCAGAGAGGAATTCAGCAGGGACTTCCCGGCTAAGCTCCTGCATCTTGTTGTGGACTTTTAGCAATCTTTTCTGCGAGAAGTTCCAAAGATAGTCCATAAGTTCTGTGCGTCCTTTTATAGATCTATTGAACTCAGGAAGGTTTATACTTGGGTCCAGGTTGTGAAAGGCCACCTCAACACCTGTCATCCAAGCCAGAGTAGTCCTGGCGGATTCTAGTCTTGGAGCTCTGGAGCTAGCGGCGGGCCACAGTAAGGACGTTAGGACGTGCATACGGCTTTGCTTTCTGAAGTATTCGATCCTTCTAGTAGCAGCGCCGCACCCTTCATAGGGACATAACATAGCTACAGCAGCCCTGACCAGTAGGTTATTCCTGGCTGCGTACATAGCATCTTTGTGCTTTCCAGCTGTATGCTTATACATTACGTGGCAAAGGGCTGGCCCTATACACTCCAGTACTACTGGAAACATTAAGAATTCATTTATTTTTTTCATTTTTAACCTCTCTGAATATTAAATCATAAGTAACCCAGACCATTTGGTCCCCTACTGCTAAAGGTAGACCTTCGTAGTTCATTTTGAGGATATCTAGAAGCTGTGCTTTGATAGGGGAGGTCATTACCAAGTCCATAAATACTTTAAGTCTTAGATAGGTAGCTACACAGTTGTTATGCGTAGTGACAAGCATGAGATTTTTCCTGTAATGAGCGTCCTTGTGGGCTATCTGATTTACTGTACGAAAACTGTGGAGTTTTTTATGACCAAGAGCATAAGGAGAGTCCAGATACCTGGCAAAACTAAGTAGGTTGTTAGGGTTGTTGACAGGCCTTAGGCTTAAACCCGGCTCTATTTGGTAGATGTATGACAGTATTCTTTCAGGTATACGATACAGGTAGTAAAATTCGTCTTTTAGAGTTGACATAAAGGTAGCCTCGTTCGTAGCATTCCAATTAATCTCTTTTTTGGTAGGGGTAGCTAAGTCAAGCACCATGTATATCTCCATAGGGGACTCATAGATAACATCTCCAGGACGATGAACCTTGTTTCTCCATTTTTCAGTTAGGTCACAGGGTAACACAGTTGGCACTGAGTGGGAATGGTAGGGGGAGAACCTAGAGTAGAAGCATATATTAGGAGGATCTTGGAGGTCTTCTACTATTTTACCCATGACCTTTCCTTGGAGGGTGTCTTCGTTATAGGGGTACAGCTCCCAAACTTCTTGGGTCATTTCCTCTGTTATTTTTTTTGGGAAGATATTACTCCGGTCTTCAAACATGATCCACCTCCAAGTGTGCTCATAAGTTCTGCAGTAGACGCTGCGGTATACCCTGCGGCTTGTTTCTTAATAGCGTCCTTTCGAGTTCGGTGGACCATAGCAGCCCAGCTGTTCTCATTGCAGATATGTAAGCTTCCAAACAGAAACTTATTAAGCTGCACCTTTTGACCACAGCGGTCACAGATCCCGTACTTGGGATCACAAGTTTCTAATGTTATCTTCATGGTTACCCCAGTATTTCTATTTGTGATAGTAAGTAGCTGACATACTCCCAAACCTAAAGGGTTGGGCTTTCTTTTATGAATTTTGTAAGGTCTATTGGCGTAGTGTTCAAGCATTTCGTAAGCTTGGGTAGGGGGACTCCTTCTGCGAAGTCCAGTATGACTTCGTGTTCGTAGTTGCCCTGGTTAAGGAAAAAGTCAACCGCTTCTTCTCTAGAAGCTTCAAATACTACAGCTATTTTAACATTGCCGTTGTCAAGGACCAAGTGCTCGTTGAAGTTGTAATTCCCTGCTTGTAAGTTAATTTCCATGTTAACCTCCTATTTAAGCCAACAGTCGTGGCATTCCCACAAGTTGGTATGAGTGTTAAAGAACACTGCGTCTGAATACGTAGCAGTTGTTGATTCGTTCACGTTAGATGTCATAGGGTCATACCTACCAGGAGCTCCACAGGTGGGGCACAGCACCCTATCCCCTGGTTTATAATCCGTCGGTTTTTGTTTGTACCCAGGATGAAGACGTTCTTGACCCACTCTGAATCCGTGTATTACTAACCACAAGTACTGAAGGTGAGTAAGAGGGGTACATACAGGAGTCTCGTCTAGGTGCACAGCATCCACGAATTCTACTTCCAGTTGGTCCGTAGTTACACGGTGAAATACTTTAGTTATAGTACATCCAGCAAAGAATAGGTTAGCAAATTCCTGTTTCTCTTTCTCGGTCATTTCGGTTAGTTCTCGGTAATAGGGAGTTATATCCTTAGATTCGAACCATCTTCCTTGGTTGTACTCGGTATACTTTAATAAAGTGTAGTCACGTCGGGTACCGTGTATGGTACCCGTGTTTACAATGTCTCCTTCTTTGCCTACCGCCTCGTTAAAGAGGTGCAGTCCGTTAAGTTGAGTATTTATGTTTCTCTTACTCATCACCACCTCAATGCTTTAATAGCTTCTTTAGCAGTAAGGTATACGTCCTTGAGTTCACCGTCTTTTATAACGATCTCAGCTTCCTTAGTTTCTACCTCACTAATTGAACGCATACCGTTCTTGTCCACATCAATTTTGAAAACGATGTTGGGGAGGGTTATAGTGGTATATTCTTTACCAAGGGTTACACCGTAGACAGTATTGAAAGGAAGCTCACTCTGAGTGACTTCTATAGGTTTAGGAACGTTAGTAGGCATTACAAAGCCGTTAGTTGTTGCGAAGCTAATGGGGGACCTTAAATCCTTGAACTTGAGGATGGTGCAATGGCTTTTATGGTACTGATCGATGTCACCATAAACTCCGTGCAGGAAATCAATGCACAGGCCTCTTCTAAGTTTGAATTTGTTCTTGGCCTTTATAAGATCTGTGTAGGTAAGGCAAGTAGGGTATGATGAATTTTCAGTACTTTTAAGAACCGGGGTAAGGGCTCTAAGATCTGTACAGAAGCAGATAAAGTTAAAAGCTTCTTTTATTTGCTTGTCTGACGTCAAGTTGACTACCAAAAAGTTTTCAGGGTTGAATAACTCGTGAATGTGGAAGGACTTAGAGTAGTATATTCCTTTATAATCTCTCACTGCCGTTACTCCAAGTTCAACGCCTGGTACTTTTTCTTGATTACTTTTTTTCTTCATTTTTTTCTCCATGTGTTACTTTACATGCGTAAAGTAAACTATAGTTATTTATAAATTACTTTAATCTGCTTTCTTGTTACCCATAGGGTCGTACTCTAATAAATATTTACGGGAGACTCCTTGACAGTGGTCATTACCTGCCCAGGAAACTCCAGACATTTTATAGGTAACTATCCAGCTTTTGCTGCAAGTAGGACATTCCATTTGCTTTGAAATTTCAAGTTCTAAATCTCCTGTAGAGGTTGAAGTTGATACTGGTTTTTTATTCGTGGAGCAAAAAGGGCACGTCAAAGGATCTTCTTTAAAATTTCCGAGTGCAATGGCGGTGTTTTCAGATTTATAGTAGTTCTCCAGGGCATCCCATTCTACAAGTATGGATCCGAAGGTGGTTACTACTATAATCCCTCTAACAGCTACGTAGCTATCTTTTACAAAATTCATAAAAGAAAGCCCAACCCTTTAGGTTTGGGAGTGTGTCAGGTCCCCAACTTCAAATTTCCTATGACTATTTTCTTTATGCATGTCCGTTTTAATTGACATAGTGTTTATGATAGCGATCAGATCTGAAGTAAGGTTAAGGTTTCTCTCCCATTCTTCCAAACCCTTTAAAGTTTGAATATTGTTGGAAGAAGCTTTAGGGATCAGTTCTATTAAGTTTTTCATTTTTTCTCCTATGGTTTGTTTCACAAATAATTGGGCGCATCTGTTATTAACATTCTGAGTCTTTCCAGTACGTCAGCAGACGTGTGCCCATCAAACTGTATGGTGGGTATCTTTGCGAAAGGTACTTTGAATAAGTCCCAACAGTCCTTGGGGTAATGATTAGATATCTGTCCGGAAGGTAATTCAGCCATTACTATGAACCATTCTCTTTTTTTACCAAAGCAGTAGGTACCGTCATTGTGCTTAAATGATTTTTCTATTTTAACACCAGTTTTATGAAGTTCATTAAACAGAGCTGCATTGTAAAACAACCTGAAGTCGTATAGCTCTTTAAAGGAGTGGTACCCATCATTTATGTTGGCTATAGAATCCTCATCAAGCATTGATATAAGGGCTTGCACCTCATCTACTGTTTCAGATCCAGGGGCTAATACCCGCATATCCCCTTGTCCTACGTCGTACTCCATGGCTGCCAAAGTAAGACGTCCTTTGAACGATACCCCTACAAGATCTAAAGAGTTCTCACCTGTCAGAGCATCGTGGACCATTACCCTTATGTTGAAACCCTGCTTACTGGTCCTGAGACCTTTTACGACGTATCGTACAGGAAGAGTCTGCGTAAAATTACTTTTATCAAGTAGGAATTTTTCAAGATCTTTCTTTGATATCCTTTCTAATTTTTTCAAGGCCATTATCTCCTCCTATTTAGAGTATATCAGCATAAGCAGTGTTAGTACCACTAGTGCTGAAAAAGTTATAAACATAAATACCGGGTACAGGTTTCTCTTAACTTTCTTACCAGGTTCCGGAGTATCAGGCACCTGGGCAGCTTCTACTTCCTTTACAGGCTCCCTATCCTTTATTTTGCATCCGTGGTCCTTAACTACCCTGTGTAGTACTTTAGGCGGAGCAACGGACCGCATAGCAGCTTCCTTAGCTTTTTGGAAGAGTTCTTTAATGTCTTTACTATGAGTCGGTAGAGAATTTGGAGTGGGTACATCCGTGCCTTCTTTTTTTCGTAGGTCACCTGTTTCTGGTTGGTGTTTCAGCGCTGGGTTTATGTAGTATCCCCTATCATTCTTAATCAGATAGACACCAGCCTCAGTATCGTAGGGGTTCTCCATATAAATTTGTACGTCAGGGCCAGCCTTATATTGGTCAGCAGCCATATAGAGAGCTTTCTCTTCTAATTCTCGTTTAGAAAAGGATGTGATAAGGTAGTCGGACACATACCATATAAACTTTCCACGGGTTAACCCGGCATATTGTACTACGATTTTAATTGCCATGGGTTTTACCTCACAAATGTTTGAATATTATAAATTTTAGCAGCTTTATCATTATGTGGAACGCACCGGTGCGATCCAAGAGCCTCCACGAATCATCATGGGGTCGTCCATCAACTCCCAACCCCTTCCTTTTTGTTAAGTATTTTAGATACGTTTTTTTTCTTATCATCAGTCATTCTACTACTCCTTACTTAAATTTTATCACCTGTGAATCACAGATAACGCAGTGTTTTTTACTGTTTACTGTTACAAACTCCCCGTTACATAACAACCCGCAATTAGGACATTCACAAAATGCCTTACTCGCTTTCATAAGTTCTAGACAGTGTTTGCAAGTAACACGTCTAGGGTTAGTAGACGTATACAGTGTATCCTTTAAATCTTCACATAGGGGTTTGCCCTTGTGACTAAATTGTGCATCCTCTACTTTGCAGTGTATGGTAGCACGGTTAATATTGCTAAAGACTAATCCTCTCATTTTTTCCTCTGCTCATCTTCATAATGCTCTACTGCACAATTAAGGCACAAGGTTCTATCACCTACTAAATACAAGTCCCAGCTATCGGAGAAACAGTTGCACCTAGGACATATAAAGCCACACGTCGGAGTTTCCTCAGGGGCTACCCATTTCTCTGTATCTAAGTCAAGTTGTAATCTCTTTTTCCCGTCGTAGATCTTTTTATAAGCTTTCTTTGTAGCGGTTACAAGTTTATTACGCTCCAAAGTAAACGGAGGGCTTTCCCACGGTTTACAACTATGTCTGCATGTAGCTGCCCTTATTTTCTCCTATGTTTCTTCCATTTTTCCCAAAGCTCTTTCCTTCTCTCCCTACTAAATGGGGAATGAGTATCATAATTGCATATAGGGCAATCATACAGTTTAGGGGCAGAACTGTTACATTCAGGGCAATACCCGTGCAATATAACGCGTTTCCAGGCAGTATAATGTCTTATAAGTCTAATAACTCTCATTAATAAAACTCCTTTTAAACTGTTAAACTGTCGGTTTTATTTCGTGGTATTTCATCCATATCAATACTTTTTCTCTATGAACCTCAAAGTGCCCTGCAATCTGCCAACTGTCATTTTTGTATTCTTTGCACGCTTCTTTGAATTTATCTTCTGGCATCAGAAAGTTATAGGCAAACAAGTCTGCTTGTTGGTTTAATTCGGACAGGGTACTCATTTTGGGACCTCCTTGGCTTCTCTTTCTTTTAATACTTTCTTAAAGTATTTTTCAAGTTCTCCTGCCCGTTTCTCTCTAGCCTCCATCTTTTTAGTCCATGCAAGGTATTTAGGAGAAGGATAAAAGTCATATCTGTATAGTTCAAAGTCCGGCATCGTTTTTCTCCGTTAAATTATTCCTTCCCTTATGAGCTTTGAATACATAAGGGTTATCCTCTCTCTTAGACTGAGCATGAAGTTGAGTTCCTGGAATCCAACTCCACAAAGCATTTCAAAGCTGTCTTTTAGGTTTATACGCTGGTTCAAAGTCAAGGTCTTATACCACTTTAACCCTTCCGGGTTATCGGTAAGAGTGCTAGTGTCCACCAGCATTTCTGATATAGCCATTAGTTTTAGCACTTACTTCTCCTAATCATTGTCGCCAGTTATTTTATGACGAAGTTTATCCACATACAAAGCCTTGGCCTGTTTGCAGGCCGGGTCATCCACTTCTTCTAAAACGTCAAGACATCGTAATATGTCGTTGAGTTCTTTAAAGCTGAACTGAATAGGACTGTATGTTTCGGGGTTAGCTTGTACAAAGTAGTAGAAGCTCCCATTGAAGCATATATCTTCAACAAAACTAGAAGGAGCGCTGCACTTTTCACAAGGTCCGAAGATACAACGGGTTCTAGGTGATTCACCTTTTTTAAGAGTATCAACTGAGATAGCCCCATACCATTTACTGAGATGTTCTTTTACTATTAAAGTAAAAGACTTCTTGGACCATACATCGCAGTAACGAGTCGTAGGGGGACTTCCTTTGGGGAACACGAATTGATTGTGGAGGAGGCACACGGGTATATCATTTATTTTTTTGCAGTAGGGACACATCATTCTGCGGCAGTCCTCTGTTTCTTTCTCGTAAACTATGCACTTAGGGACTCCGTCAACCTCGTAACGTTCCAGGATCATACCGTTAGGTATTCTGACCCATTCAGCTACTATCTCTCTGTTATTTTCCGGCATTATTGCCTCCTTTTAAGTTTTGAAAGTATCTTTAAGACATAATTCTTAAAAGTCCTCATGGTATTATCCGGAGAAAATTCTGAATCTTTGAGGATATCATCAACTTCTTCTATCAGGCTTGGCTCTTCTGTGCTTATCAAAACCACGTGGTGACGTACTATGTGGTACCCAATACCTTTTACTCTTGTAAGACCCCCAAACGCTTCGTCAAGAAACGCAGTGGAGAATCCGTAAACACCGTCCATGTTCACTACCACTACCATGTCTTTTTCCAGGGCTTCAAGTACTGCCGGGTAAAGTAGTTTTTCTCTAAAGTCCTGGCCGCAGAAAGAAGATTCATGAGGGTATCTTGCTCCTGGTATACTACTGAAATCCTTGCTTATATCTATATAAATAGATCTTCTCATTTAGTCCCTCCTAGCTCTGTGGATTGGTTTAACATTCTACCAGACAGGTGATGGTATTTTTTTTCTGTTCCTCGTGCGAATCCCTGCAATGTTGAGATAGATACGCCCTCAACATGTGCAAGAACTTCCTTTAACTCCTTTCTGTTTGAGAAGGGTAATTGCTGGTCTATCTTATTTAATCTCAGCGTCAACAACACCCAGCCTCTGTCTGTTCTTTGAACCTCGTACGAGTAACTGAGAGAATAGTAGCCTGCGTAGTACTGTAAGGATTTACCTTCTTTGAGGTTCTTACATCGCAACAGAAAATTCCTGAAATATTTGTCTTCTACTTCTTTTTGTTTATCTCTCATTTCTTATCCTTTTGTTTTAGGTTTACGCAACTCTCTATCCTCACGTTTCACTTCCTTAGTTCCTGGTTCAAGAAATTCCCAATTTGAATTACACTCGTCACAGTCTCTGCATGGGTTTATAAACCTTAGGGAAGAAACATGCTTACAAGTCTCGCATTCCTTAT